TTCAGCAGTAGCAAGTGGGTCAAGTGTACAAGCAGCTATGCCTCCAAATCTGTTTACAAACTCAAATGGTATAAACAGCTTAAATGCATTTGTAAATAATCCTAATGCTCAAGCAAATGTAGCTGTAGCAACATTACAACAATCACAAACACAGTTGACCAACGCAGGTGTAATTACTGGTGCAGAACATTCAACACAAATTTCTGGATTAGTACTATCTGGCGCAACTGTAGGTGTACCTCAAACAATCAGTGCAGTAAATTCAGTAAACAGTGTGACTCCTGCATTAGCATCAGCAACAGGATCTGTCGCTACTACCGCACCATCAGGATTAGGTTTAGCCTCACCATCAACTGCTTTGGCATCTGTAGGTGGAGCAGCAACTACTACCGCTGCAGGAACAGTATCAAGTTTTGCAGGTGGCGTATCAAGCAGTCAAATACCAAATGTAACTGGTATAACTAATGGATTGGGCAGCGCAGCAGGATCAATAACAGCAACTGGATCAGGTTCTATTAATTCACTAGCAGGGGGAGCAGTAAGTTCTGCTACTAAGGCTATATCAGGAGCTAGCAGTTCTGCATTATCTGCGATTAGCAAAGGTAACTTTGCAGCAGGATTGTCTGGTGTATCTGTGTCAAGTTTAAGTTCTATAACATCATCAGTTAGCGCATTAGCTAAAATTCCAAGCTTGTCAAACTTGTCACTGTCTACTCAAGGTGCATCAGCATCAGCGTTTAAAGCTATTGCAAGTAGTTTTGTTGCTATGAAAGCCGGAGTACCTCAAAATCTTACAACATTAGCTAAAGCAGCCGCAATTAAAACCGCTGCTGCTTCAGTATCGGGCGGATCAGTAAGTGCGGCCGCACAAGGAGCACTTGGCAGTGTTATAGGTAGTGCTATAGGAAGCACAATTGGTGGTTTGGGAACTAAATCTCCTTTAGCCGCAGTAGGTGCTTCATTAACAACTATAAAAAGCAGTTTACCAAGTTCAGTTGTTACAAATGCAGTAAATGGAATTAAAGCATTGACAAGTTCAGGGGCAGCATCATTAGTTTCAAGTGTATCAAACACAAACACACTTCCTACTGTTGGTGGATTTGCAAGCACATCGTCATTATCAACTACAGCATCAGGCTTACAACAAGCTGCTCAATCAGCAGGTGCAGGAGCATTACAAAATACTGTATCAGCAACAGCTAGCGGTGTAAGTTTATTACCAGGTGGTACAAATACAATTGCATCTGTAGTAAACAAAACAGGCAGTTCAGTTTCGTCAGTTCCTGGATTAAGTTCAGTAACTAGTTTGGCTCAAAACGCATCAAGCAGCGCATTGAACAATATTGTTCCAAGTGCTAGTAGTTTAGGTAGTAGTTTAGCAGGTGGTGTAGCATCATTATCTAAAGGATTACCAAGCGTTTCAAGCGTAATTAATCAAGCAGGTGGCAGTTTAACAGCATTAGCTGGATTAGGATTATCATCAGGGGCATTATCACAATTGCAAGGTTCTATATCATCACTAGCATCAGGTGGCGCAAGCCCAGTTAAATTGCCAACTGTGGGTGTTAATACTACTAATCGTAGTGAAATTACAGCAGGAATTACTAACGTTTTAGGTAATCCTAAGATTCCAGCTCCAAACTTCTTAGGAATAATATCACCTCAAGCTACTGCGGCAGCAGATGCACAAAAGCAAGCCCAAAAGGTCGCACAAGATAAACAAAATTATATAGACAATTATATAAAAAATACACTTCAACCTGCAATTGATGCATATCAAAATGCAAAACAAACACTTCCACAAGGAGATCCTGGAATAGAGTCTGCAAAGCAAGCATGGATTGCTGCTAGCAGCGATCCTACATTTATACAATATCAAAAGGATCTTGGTTATACTTCAACAGATGGAAGTTTGACTTTATGGTAAATTTCAGATCATTAGGGAGATAAATATTTTTATGCCTACATATATTGGATATTCATCATTACAAGCTAATCAACCTAGAAGCACCAACTCAAATGGTCCTGCTAGAAACGGTTCTAACGGCATAACCAATCCAGTAAGTTATGGCGACAAATTTAAATCAGTAGATGAGCAATTAGTTATCAGAGACTTTTTAAATGCTATCAATATACCTTTAGGACAAAAAGTAGGTCAACCTCAATATGGTACAACACTTTGGTCATTTATTTTTGAGCCAAATACAGCAGATACACAGTTTCAATTAGAAGATGAATTAAAAAGAATAGTAGGGCTTGATCCTAGACTTCAATTAGGTTCAATTCAAGTGTATCCTCAAGAAAATGGAATACTTTTACAACTTCAAGTAGCAGTAAATCCCTTTAATAATCCTGCCGTAATCAGTGTTTTCTTTAACCCAGCCAACAATACAGCAGTACTTCAATAACCTTTAAAAGTAGCATTTTTTGTATTGATAAATAATACAAACGGTAATAATTATGGCTGTAACAAGTAATAGACAAAGTAATCTTTTTGGTATAAATTATTGGCAACAAATATACCAAACCTACGCCGGTGCAGATTTCACCAGCTATAACTATGAAACATTACGTAAAAGTTTCATAGACTATCTACAAATATATTACCCAGAAACATTCAATGACTATATTGAAAGCAGTGAGTTTATCGCATTGCTTGACGTTATGGCGTTCATGGGTCAGGGTCTAGCATTTCGCAACGACTTAAACGCACGTGAAAACTTTATTGACACAGCAGAACGTAGAGACAGTGTAGTCAAATTAGCTAATTTGGTTAGCTATACCCCACAACGTAACTTAGCTGGTCAAGGTTACTTAAAAGTAATCAGTATACAAACAACACAAAACATTACTGATATCAATGGATTAAATCTAAGTAATGTACCTATTTTATGGAATGATCCTGCTAACCCAAGTTGGCAAGATCAATTTAACACAATTATCAATGCTACATTGATAAACTCACAATTTGTAGGACGTCCTGGCAACAGTCAAGATATTTTAGGAACTACAACAAGTGAATATTCTATTAATATTCCACCACTTAGCTTACCAATTGTTCCGTTCAATGCTACAATTAACGGACAGTCATCTGCTTTTGAATTAACAAGTATGACTAGTGTGGGTGAAGATTATCTATATGAAATACCACCTGCACCAAGTGGTAAATTTAATATTTTATATCGCAATGACCAATTAGGATATGGTAGTCCAAACACAGGTTGGTTCTTTTACTTTAAACAAGGCACACTTCAAAGTTATACATTTAACTTGGCACAACAAATTGCTAACCAAGTTATTAATATTGGTAATATTCAAGGTGTTAACAACACTGACACTTGGTTATATCAATTAACTACAAATAATGCTAGTCCAGCACTTTGGAAACAAGTAGAAAATGTTTATGCTAATGCATATCTGCAATCAGTAGCAGAAGGCTCACAAAGAGCAATTTTCTCAGTAACTTCAGGATTTAACGATACAGTAAGTTATGTATTTGGTGACGGTGTATTTTCAGAAATACCAGTAGGAAACTTCTTAGCATATGTTCGTGCAGGTAATGCGTTAACATATACAATTTATCCTAGTGATATGCAAGGTATTACAATTGCATTTTCATATGTTACACGTTTAGGAACAACAGAAACATTAACAGTTACATTGGAATTACAAGAAACTGTATCAAACGCACAAGCACGTGAAACAATAGCAGACATTAAACAACGTGCACCAGCTGGTTACTATACACAAAATCGTATGGTAAACGGTCAAGACTATAATAATTTCCCATATTCATACTATAGTTCAATTATTAAGTCACAAGCAATCAATCGTAGTAGTATTGGCATCAGTAAAAATATTGACTTACTTGACAGCACAGGAAAGTATTCAAGTACCAATAGTTTTGGTAATGACGGTGCATTATATCAAGACAATACTCCAGGATTCTTAACATTAACTATTAATAGTAATAGTGATATTTTAGTATTTTTAACATCTACATTGTCAGCAGCATTGGCAAGTAACAATGCAAATCAATATTATGTACAATATTATCCTAGATACCCTATTAATGCAACAACTACACCTGGTACAATATTATGGCAAACAAGTTCAGTTGATGCTAGTAGCGAATCAGGATATTTCTATTATGTATCAGGCGATCAAAACATTCCTGTACAATTAGGTACATATTCGACAACTAATTTACAATATATAACACAAGGTGCACTGTTATATTTCACAGCACCAACTGGTTATTATTTTGATGGCAATAACAGATTGGTTGCAGGCATTCCAGGACCAACTGACATAACAGGATTTTGGACAACTGTACTAAACGTAATCGGAGACGGAAGTAATAATGGCTTAGGCAGCTTTAGTAATGGAACAGGTCCTGTAGTATTAAATGGCTATGTACCAAGCAACGCTATATTAACAACTGTTATTCCTACTTTTGGTAATTCACTACCAACAGACGTTATACAAGAAGCTACAATTAAATTACAATTACAATTAAGTTTTAGTCTTGTGTTTAACAATGCTATTCCTATTAACCAAGAACGTTGGTCAATAAGTTACTATGGTGATCCTAATGCGTTTGTGAATTTTTCAGCAACAGGCACAACAGGTGCAAATATCTATACAATAACTTATAATCAATTAACATACTATTTTGGTAGTGCAGCAGATACACGTTTTGCACCACCAAGTGGCACAATTGTTTATGACCCATTCTCTGGAAAAATATTACAAGACTTTATTAACATTTTACCAGTAAACACATTACCTAATTCGTCATATCCATTGAGTGTACCCGTAAAGGTTAACATTGTTGGACAAACAGTTGAACCAGATGGTTACACAGACGATTTCCAAGTTGAAGTTAGCGCAACTGATGTCAATGACAAACAACTTATTTTAAATCCTGACTTCTTTAATTTTGTTACAGGTTACGTACAAGGTTCTACGAACACAGGCATTTATGTATTCTTTGAAAAAATTACAGATGCTTTAAACTTAACAAGATATCAAATTATTCCTTCAACTGATGTAGCTTATATGAATCTTCCAACAGTTACACAAATTGAATTAGTAAAATATGATTATCCATTGGGTCAATTGTTCTATGCTTACAGTGATAATGTATTTTACACCACTGTACAAAATCCAAGTGTAACAACCCCAGATTATGTATTGGTAGTTCAACCACAATATTCTATTAAAACAGGTAGACAAGGATTAAGTTTCCAATACCGTCACAATAGTAATAATACTACACGCATTGATCCAACTACAACAAATATTATTGATTTGTATATCGTTACACAAAGTTATTACACACAATATCAAAATTATATTCAAGACACAACTGGTACAATACCTAAACCAAACATGCCAACTATTGATGAATTAAATCAAGATTATGGACAATTACAAGATTATAAAATGGTCAGTGATAGTTTAATACCTAATAGCGTAGTATTCAAACCATTGTTTGGACCTAAGGCTGATCCTGCTCTTCAAGCCACTATTAAAATAGTTCCTGTTGCTGGTGTAAATGCAAGTAATAGTGAAATTATTAGTTCAGTACTTTCAGCGATGAATGATTATTTTGACATAAATAATTGGAACTTCGGTGATACATTTTATTTCTCTGAATTAGCTGCGTACTTACATACAAACGTAGGTGAATATGTAAGTTCAGCAGTATTGGTTGCTAATGATCCAAATCAACCATTTGGCTCATTATATGAAATTCAATGTGCGCCGTATGAGATATTCGTTAATGCAGCTACCGCAAATAATATTGTTGTGATACCTGCATTAACACCGGCGGAATTGCAGATAGCGTTATAGGTTAAATACATACATGGCGACAAGAATAAGAACATTAGATTTTCTGCCCGAGATATTTCAAACACCCACTAACCAACAGTTTTTGAGTGCAACACTTGACCAATTAGTCAACGCACCAGATTTACAACAATTGCAAGGTTATGTAGGTAGTCGTTTTGGCTATGGCGTAAATGCTAACGATTATTATGTAACAGAACCAGATGCTACACGTACAAATTATCAATTAGACCCAGGTGTTGTATTTACAAAACCAGGTACCAATACAGCAACAGATTTTATCAGTTACCCTGGCATATTAAATTCAATTAATGTAGCAGGTGGTTTAGCAAACAATAATAGTAGATTGTTTAACAGTCAGTTTTATAGCTGGGATAGTTTTACAAATTTAGATCCATTAATTAACTTTAACCAATACTACTGGTTGCCTGAAGGACCTCCTGCTGTTACAGTATCAGCAGCCACAGTTTATTCAGCAGAAGATTATGTAGTTACAGATCAACCAATTGGTTATGAAATCACTGCATTAGGATCAGAATCAGGAAGTATTAATCCCACACTTACTTTATTAAGAGGTGGTGTATATAACTTTAATGTCAATCAACCTACACAGTTTTGGATTCAAGGCGAGCCAGGAGTTTCAGGAAAAAGTGCAACAAATCCTAATCAATCAGTTCGTCAAGTATATGGTGTAGATAACAACGGTGCTGAAACAGGTACAGTAGTATTCACCGTACCTAACGCAGACGCACAAAATCAATATATACTTCCAGGTAACAATTTAGTAAGTATTGTAAGTAATGTTCCATATGCTAACATTAATGGTCAACCTTTATCAGTTTTAGGAAACATTGATGGAGTAACATCATTAAATGGCTTAACCGTAATGTTCTATGACACAGGCGTAGTCGATGAACAAGGTTATACTTCAAGTTTTTATAAAATTACATATGTTGGTGACAGCAATAATCCTATTATTAGTTTAAGCGTTGCTGGACAAATACCAATCAATCAAAAAATTACAGCAGTATACGGTAACACATACGGCGGATTAAATTTTTACTTAGACACTTATGGTAACATAGTTGAGATACCTTATATTTCAGCACCATTAACTACTCTTTATTATCAAGATGGCACAGATCCTACAAAAGTAGGTGTAATCAATATTATTGACAATAATATTACTAATCAATTAGATGTTGAAACACAAATTTTAGGTAAAAAGAATTTTACATCATCAAATGGTGTAGTATTTACAAATGGACTTAAAGTACAATTCAATGGCGATGTTATACCAACTAGTTATTTGAGTGGCGAATATTATGTTCAAGGTGTAGGTACTGCAATTCAATTATTGCCTGTATCTGATTTTATTGTCCCAGAACCATTTACTGGCAACATTTACACGCCTTGGGATACTACAGCATGGGATATAGGCAACTATGATGATTCACTTTATATTCCTGTAACACCTGATTATATTACCATTGCCAAAGAAGCATTAAACAGAAATGCTTGGTCACGCAGTAATCGCTGGTTCCATATTGACGTAATTACAGCAACCGCACAATATAACAATGATCCAGATATCATTACTACATATGCTACACAGGCTAATAAAGCAGCAAGACCAATTATAGAATTTTACCCAAACTTACAACTATTCAATTATGGTACAGTTGGTAAAAATCCAATTGATTTTATTGATTTTAGAACAACTGATGCATTGAACGATGTAGCAGGACAACTTGTTTATTATCCAGACGTTGATGTATACACAACATACACAGCAACTATTAATCCAGCAACATCAGCAACTTCAACTACTGTTACAGTAAATGCAAGTGCAGTTACAGGTACTTTTGAAGTGGGAATGTATATTAATGATTCACAAAATATATTGCCTCAAAACAGTCAAATTACACAAATTGCAGGAACTACAACATTAACTATTACTGTAGAATGGGCAAATGCTACAACTATCCCTGCTACATCAAATGTTTCACTTATAGCAAATCCTTCAAGCAACGACAATTTTGCATTGTTCTCAGGTGCTAGAATAGTATTTGCCAATGACCCAAATCAAAATACAAAAATTTACATAGTAAGTTTTTCAACATTAACATCAGGTTCTAAACCAGTTATTACATTAAGTGAAGCACCAAATGGTGAATTAGTTGAAAATGATTTGTTAGTAGTACTCAGAGGGTATAATTATCAAGGTTATAGTTTCTATTATAATGCAATTGTTTGGATACAAGCACAACAAAAAGTAACAAACAACCAAGCTCCGTTGTTTGATGTATTTGACGCAAATGGTAACAGCTTTGGTAACCCTGCTTATTATTTAGGCACTTCATTTAAAGGTACAAAATTATTCTCATATGGTGTTGGAACTGGTGTAAAAGATGCGGTATTAGGTTTCCCATTACGCTATAGTTCAGTAAATAACATCGGCGATATAAGCTTTGACGTACCTTTCAACTCAGACACATTTACATATGTCAATAGTTCTTCTCCCGTAACTGAAAATGTAAACACAGGATTTGTTTACAATTCTACTGGATTGGAAACATATGAAAGATTATTAGGCTGGCAAACAGCAATTGGACCTAGTGTACAATATCAAGTATTTGAATATAACTATGTTAGAAATTATGTAACTCCTAACAATAGTTTCTTATTAGATGTTGCCCCAATAGCATCGGGTGTTGAGCCTTGGCCAATCTTAGAAGTATATGTAAACAACACATTACAACCATCTACAAATTACACTGTTGCAACTACAAGTGATTCAACTACTGTAACAATTAATATTCCTAATGAAATAACAAATACACTTGTACAAATTTTAATATTAAGTGATCAGGTAAGCAATTCTGCATTCTATACAATACCTATTAACTTAAGTAATAACCCATTCAATACAGATATTACCACAACAAACGTAGGTGATATTAGAAGACAATATACAAGCATCTTTAATAATTGTCCAAACACAACAGGTATAGTATTTGGTCCAAACAATTATCGTGATTTAGGTAACTTAGTACCATATGGCAATGTTATTATTCAAAACAGTGCAAGCTTAGTATTGCCTGCAACATTCTTGCGTAACTTAAATTACAACATATTTGATTCTTTAGCTTATAACAGCAAAAAATATGTTGAATATAAAAACTTGATTGTTTACACAGTCAACAGTTACCCATTTGATCAAAGATATGATCCAGCATATGTGTTGAACACAGCAATTGATCTTATCACTGCTACTAAGGACAATAGTCAATCATTCTTCTGGAGTGATATGATTCCTGCTAAAGCTCCATATGCATCTAATACATATACCTTTAACAGTAATTTACAACAAACAATTTATCCATTAACACAAACCTATAATTTTGCTACAGCAAATTACAATGGTGTGTTAGTATATTTGGCTAGAACAGTTAATGGATTAACAACAACTAAACAGTTAGTTAAAGGTCAAGAATATACAGTAAGTACAACTGCACCTTCATTAGAAATCACAATAGATTTAATTCCAGGCGACGTTGTAACTATTAACGAATACAATCAAACTTATGGATCATATGTTCCAAACACTCCTACTAAATTAGGATTGTATCCTGCATTTATTCCTGAAGTAGTATTAGACACTGGTTATCAACAACCAACATATTTTATTAAAGGTCATGATGGTTCATATAACAAGTTATATGGCGATTATATACCGGCTACAGATACACTTGTAGACTTTAGAGATCAAGCATTATTAGAATTTGAAAAACGTGTTTATAATAACCTTAAGTTAAGTAACACTATTCCAATTCAAGCATATGAAGTAACTCCAGGCTTCTTTAGAACAACAGATTACTCATATGATGAATGGTTAGAAATTTACACACCTGGTTTCTTAAATTGGGTTGGTCAAAACAGATTAAATTATCAACAACAATTCTATAATCCTAACAATCAATATACTTGGAATTATAAAGGTACTTCTAACAAAGTAGATAATACTATTATCGACATTGGTTACTGGAGAGGTGTTTATAGTTATTTCTACGACACAACAACTCCAGAGTCTACACCATGGGAAATGTTAGGCTATGCTAATGAACCAAGTTGGTGGACAGCACGCTATGGTGCTGCTCCTTATACAAGTAACAACTTAGTGTTATGGGGAGATTTAGCAGCAGGTTACGATTACAATGACGGTAATCCTAGAATTATACCTCAAGCAATACGCGATGGTTTATTAAAAGTTTTACCTGTTGATAGTCAAGGTAATTTAGTAAGCCCATTTAACAGTGTAGTTAAAAATTATTACACACCTTCATTTGATAATGACTGGGTAGTTGGCGATGACGGCCCAGTAGAATTCAGTTATAGAAGAAGCAGTAGCTGGCCATTTGATTTAATGCGCATTTTAGCATTAACTGAACCAGCAGAATTTTTCAATTTAGGTGTTTGGGTAGACAACTACAAATACAACACAGAATTTAATCAATACTTAGTAGGCGGAAGAAGTCATTTAGTTCCTAATGAAGTTCCTGTATATGGTAGTGGAACACCAGTTACAAGTTATATTAACTGGATTGTTGATTATCAAAAACAATATGGCATTGATGCTACAACAGCTATCACAACACTATTAAACAATTTAGATGTTCGTTTAGTTTACCGACTAGCAGGTTTCAGTGATCAAAACTTATTGAATTTTTATATTCAAAGTACAAATCCAAACGCCAACAATTCTTCGTTGTTGATACCAAATGAAAGCTATCAAGTATTACTTTACAGCAACCCACCATATGGTGTGTTACAATATTCAAGTGTGATTGTTCAGTTAACCGCACAAAATCAATATGCTGTACACGGTAATTCACAAAACTCAGCTTATTTTACAACATACTTGCCAAAAACAGATGGCAACAATAGTACAATAAAGATTGATAATCTATCTGTTAAGGTAGCTAATAATTATACAAACACAGAAGAAATAGTTCCTTATGGCACAGTATTTGAAACTGCTCAGGACTTGGCTCAATTCTTAATGAGTTATGGTGCTTACTTAGAAGCCAATGGTGCAACATATGAATATCAAACTAATGCAATTGCAATCAATTGGTCACAAATGGTTGCTGAGTTTTTATACTGGGCACAAACAGGATGGCAACCAGGTGCAATAACTACATTGAACCCTGCTGCTTATGAATTAACAATTGACAGAGAAAATCAAATTGTACAACCTTTAAGTGTACAAGGTGCCAACTTTGTATTAAATCAAAACTTATACCCTATTAAAAATGTAGACTTGTCTATTGTAAGAGATGGTACACACTTTAGTGTAACACCATTAAACGCAGGTGATACAATTGCTTATGGGCAATTTAACTTAAGCAACTTTGAAAATGCTTGCGTATTTGACAATTATACATTGTTTGGTGATACAATTTATGACTTGACAGTAGGATTAAGACAAAACAGAATTTATCTACGTGGTGCTAAAACTGCTGCGTGGAACGGTACATACACAGCATCAGGATTTATCATCAATCAAAATAATGTTAAACAATGGGATCCTGCTGCCAAATACACTAAAGGGCAAATTGTTCTTTATAAAAATCAATATTGGATCGCACAAGATATTGTTCAACCAAGTGCAACTTTCCAACAAAAATATTGGTTGTTGTCAAACTATAAAGAAATTCAAACAGGATTGTTGCCTAACTCAAGCACCAATTCATTAGATAGCACACGTTATTATAGTAGTGATCAAACTGCGCTTAACCCAGATGCTAACTTATTAAGTTATAGTTTGATTGGTTATAGACCAAGAGATTACAGTGCATTAGTAGATTTAACTGATGTTACACAAATTAATGTTTATCAAAACTTAATTAAAACTAAAGGTAGTACTAATGCTGTTGACGCATTTAAAGGTGCAACATTACCGCAAGGTGGAATTGATTACAATGTTTATGAAAACTGGGCAATACAAACCAGCAAATACGGTGGTGTATTAAACAATAACTTTGTACAATTCAAACTTAATGCTAGTGAATTAATGGGCAATCCTTTTATCGCAGGATTAACAAACGGTACATATACAAATGGTGTTGAACAAGAAGTTCCTTTATACTCATTATATAACTATAGTTCATTACCAACTGATCCTAACATTTTACCTACAACTGAATATGTAGAATCTACATTATTCCCAACAGCAGGTTATGTAAATCTTAATGACGTTAAGATGTCAGCATATTTCTATTCACAACTACCTACTGCTATTAACAAAAATGGTGTAATAGTTCCGTTACAGAATTTCTACGTAGGTGATTATGTTTGGTTAGCAAATTACTTGAATCAATGGAATGTCTACACTGCTATTTCTCTTGGTCCAATTGTACTTGTAAGATCAAACTTAGACAATACTAGTACTGTAACATTTACACAGGCACATGGTTTAAAACAATTTGACTTGTTTGCTATTGCGAACTTTAATAGTGCAGTTAATGGATATTACACAGTTCTTAACGTAGTAAACAACAATCAAGTTGTTATCTCATTAACGCTTACCGCAAGTCAAACACAAATAGTAGGTCAGGGTGTTGGTATGTACTTATCATCACAACGTGTTACAACACCTGCTGACATCGTAAACTTACCATTAGATAGTTCGGAGTTTGTGCCAAACACTGTTTGGACAGATATCAACACAGATGGTAGTTGGGCTGTTTATCAGAAAAATATCAACTACCAATTGCAAGAAGAAATTACTCAAGATCAAAACGTAAGTTTATCATTTGGTACTTCTGTAGTTTACAACAATGAGTTTCAAGTTTACTTGATAGGTGATCCTAACTCAAGTAAGATTTACAAATACAATTATAATGTAATCACTGGTGCATATGACTTGTTGCAGACAATCACACAAACTGCATCATTTGGTTCTTCAATGGTCAATGAAGGATCAACATTTGTAATATCTCAACCAACAGGTACTCCAACAGTTTACATCTACGCAATTAATAATTCTATAGTATCAAATCAAATGACACCTTATCAAACAGGTATTTCTGCTCCAGGTGGAGTATCTAACTGGGGTAGTGCATTAGCATTATCAGGCGATACAAATTGGTTATATATTTCTGATACAGGACATAACAAAGTATATGTTTATAGAAAACAAAATATATTATTAGACGCAGGACATTTTACTTCAGGTGAAACATATACTATTACAAGTTTAGGAACTACAGATTTTACCGCAATTGGCGCAGTTGAAAATAAAGTTGGTATTGTCTTTGTAGCAACAGGTGCAGGGTCTGGTACAGGCACCGCAACACAATGTACATACAAATATTCAACTGTAATTGATGGTTCAGGTTTTTCATCATCAGGCGACAATTTTGGTTATTCATTAGCAACTGATTATTATGGTGATACTGTAGTGATTGGTGCTCCTGACGTAGCAAGTGGTGACATATCTAATTGGGGTTCAGCTTATGTATACGAAAGAAGTGTACAAAACCTTGTAGCACAATATACAAATACAACAGGTTATTCTACATTCCAATTAGCATGGACACCTACAACTACTAGCACTAGTGCTAGTGCTGTAACAACAGGTAGTCAAATTATATTAAACAGTGTTACAGGAATCAATGTCAATGATCCTGTAATGTTTACTGGTACAAGTTTTGGTAGTACAGGATTACAACAATATGTAGTTTACTATGTGAACAGTATTGTTGGTAGCAATATTACTATTAAAGCTTCAAGAAATAGTGCCTCAGCAATAACATTAACAAATGGATCATTGACAGCAGGTGAAGCATACATTCAGTCAGATCCATTATACGTAAGTGTTAACGGCACAACTGTACAAGATAACAACTATGCTGTAGTTGGTTCAAAATTAATTTACACAGGCTCATTAACAGCCGGTGACATTATTAATGTAAGCGACAATATATTCACTAACGTACAAACACTTACAACACAAAATACTCCACAAGTTGGCGTACAATTTGGTTTATCATTAGATACAACAACTTATGCTAGTGAAATTATTGTCGGCGCACCATTTGAATTAACACAACAGTTAGTAGAAGGTGCAGTATATAGATTTACTAATGGTGGCGGCAGTTATGGTCAAGTATATGGCACAACTCCTGTAGCTACAACAGCAGCACGTACATTGTTAATTAATGGTTTTGCAGTAACTATCCCATCTGGCGCTAACGCAACTATAGCAGCAAACACAATTAATGAAGCTAATATTATTAACGTACAGGCTCAAGCAACTGCAAACAACACATTAATCATTAGTTTAATTAATAATGCGCTAGCACAAATTAATGAAAAATTATTAGTTACAGCTTTAAATAAAGCCACATTCACTGAGTTAGGTATTACTCCTTATACTCAAACACAAACCGTTCTTTGCCCGCATACTGACGGTCCAACACAATTTGGTACAACTGTTAAATTTAATGAGTCTGGTTCATTTGTAGCTAGTGCACCAGTTGGTACACGATATGAAGATACTACATTTGACGTTGTAGAATATCCTGATAACGACACAATTTTTGACAATAATACTACACAATTTATTGACACATTCCCAAATGCTGGCGCAGTATATATGTTTGATTACTTGGGCGTGTATAATGAAACTGTTTATAACAGCGGTGCATATGTATATGCACAAAATGTAAACGCACCTAACTTAACATATGGCGCACAACCAAGATATGGTACAGCACTTGACTTTATAGACGACACAGTATTAATTGGTACTCCTAATATGAGTAACTATGATACTAACGCGGGTTCTTTTGAAGTCGGTACAACATATACAATTGTATTTGTTGGTACAACAGATTTTACATTAATTGGCGCAAAATCAAACACAGTGGGTGTAGTGTTTACCGCTACAGGTGCAGGTGCGGGTTCAGGCGTTGCAACTGATGGCAAACTACAAAGTTATGGTCAAGTAATTTCATACAGTAATTCAACAGGAATGCAAGACTGGTCTGTATATAGACAAACAGCTCCAATCGTTGACACTAGCCGTATTGGTTATATGCAAATTTTCAGCGCACAAACTAATAACACATTAGTAAACTTAGATTATTTTGATCCATTGCAAAACAAATTATTAGGCGCAGTAGCAGAAAACCTAGATGTAATTTCAAATACTGACCCTGCAAGTTATAACAATGGTAATGTAACACAACGTGCGTTAGTATGGGGCTCGGAACATCTTGGTAATTTATGGTTCGACATAACTAATGTTAAGTTTATTAACTATCACCAAGACGATGTAGTTTATAATAGTACATACTGGGGCGCAGTATTCCCAGGTAGTGATGTAGCAGTTTACTCATGGATTGCAAGCAATGTTCCACCTAGCAATTATCAAGGTCCAGGAACCCCATATGATACTACATTATATTCAGTAGAAGTAACATTGAATGCTTCACAAGCAGCAATACCTACTTACTACTTTTGGGTAAGAAATAGCAATATTATCTTTACACAACAAAATAAAACATTATCCGATACAGTATTAGAATCATATATTAGTAATCCAATTAATTCAGGTATTAGTTTTATTAGTCCTGTATTGCCTAATGTATTTTCAGTATATAATTCACAGGAATATTTAAATGGGACAGACAGTGTATTAAACATTGGCTATGCAACTGGCACAACCGATGATGAATATCATACTGAATACGCATTGATTAAAGAAAATTATGCTGAAGACTTCTTACCAGGATTGCCAACACTAAACAACATTAATCCAACATTGTTGTATCAACGTTTATTGTTTAGTTTAGCAGGAACTACAATTTCAAGTGATCCAACTGTTACAACACAGTTAGTTCCTAACCCATACTTACCAATTAGAGTACAATCAGGTATTGCAGCACGCCCAAGTCAAAGTTTCTTCTTAGATCGTTTCTTGGCATTGCAAAATTACCTGCAATATGCTAACACAGTAATGTTACAATATCCTATTACTGAAATCAGAGAAGGCGCAACTTATCTATTTGAAAGTGGTCCTTACTACAACACAGCAGATTATTGGACATATGTAAACTGGTGGGCTAGTGGTTATGACGATTCTATTAGATCATCAACAGTAGTACCTTACTATGCTGATTTGTCAACATTAAGCGTAGCACCGGGAACTATTGTAAAAGTACAAACTAACGGTGCTGGTAAATCTGAATGGTATATTTACGAAACAGGTAATATATGGACACGCATTGGCTTGCAAAATGGTACAATACAATTTAATTCAAGTTTATGGGACTATGCAAGTGCAGGATTTGGTTGGGGCAACAACTTCTATGATACAGCATCATATGATACCTATCCAAACGTTGAAACATATTGGATTGTTCGTGCATTAACTGAACAAATTTATACAAATGATTTATTGATTTACAGAAATCAAAGTTTAATATTGTTATTCCAATATATTCAAAGCGAATCAGTATCTTCACAAAATTACTTGACTTGGTTGAATAAAACATCTGTAGTAGACGTTTCACATAATATTAGAAACTTATTACCTATTGAAAATTATGAATCTGATAATCAAGACTTCTTATCTGGTTACTTACAAGAAGCATTACCTTATCACGTATTCATTAAAGAATTTACATATGTCTATACAGGCAATGAATTATGGCAAGGTAATGTAAGTGACTTTGACTTACCTGCACAATACAATACAACTATAGAAAAATTTGTTTCACCACAATTAGTCTATAGCAATCCTGATAATGTTTACACATATTTACCATCTAGCCCAATATGGCAAGAACCCGAGTATAATCAATGGTTCAACAATTATGGTGTAAGTTTAACTGGTCAAAACGATTTCTTAATTAGTACAGTGGCAAGTTACATCAGTTTAGGTAGCAGTACTATTGTAGTAGCTAATGCTTCTGGCTTCCCATTAAATGGTGTAATTACTATTGGTACTGAACAAATTGCTTACTCAACAGTAAACCGTGCAACAAATACATTAAGTAATTTAATCAGAGGATACAACGGCACTACAATTAGCACACATTTAGCTAATGAAAAAATATATATTGATTTGCCTGCTGTATTGTTATTAAACGGCGGCAGAGGATATATTAATCCACCTAGAGTAATTGCTTACATAGACACTTCAATTTACCCAGCTCCTAGAACTCCTGCAGTATTAGAAGCTGTGATGAGTTTAGATACTGTAGTAGGTGTAAACGTAATTAATCCAGGTGAAGGTTATGCTGTTCTACCAGAAATTCTAATTGATTTTTCTGAACAAATCATATTTGCAAGTTCAAGTGTAAACGTATTATTGAACACAATTCAAATTTATGCTCCATTATTACAAACTGGTGACTTAGTAAAATACATTCAATCACTAGGCGGCACAGCAGTAGGTGGATTGGAAAATAATCAATGGTATTATGTAAATGTATTACAAAATGCCCCTGCTGTTATTGTGGCGCTTTATACTACTTACGCAGATGCAATTAACGACACTAACAGAGTGAAATTATACAATCAAGGTACTGGAAGTGACCATACATTAAACTTAGGTGCAAAAGCCTCTGCTATTTCTACCGCTGTTCCGGTAAGAGAAAACAATATCACATTAAAATTCGATAGAACCACTTATAATTCTCAAGTAACAGATTGGAAGGCAGATGCATTCTATGGCTCATTCTTTGCTGGCGACTTATTAAATGTACAACAAGTGTCAAGTTCTAATATATTATTACAAAGCACACAGCCTAATATTAATACTATATTTGCTAGTGCACATGGATGTTTATTTGAAATAGTTGATGTGGGCAACAAACAACAAGTTGAATGGTCATCACTTGTTCGTAATGTTGGACAAACTATTTCTGCTACAAACGCTATACGTTTAGTTCCTTATTCTAGTGATTTAACAAATGCGTCAGGTTCTACAATTGGTATGACAGTTGGTATGCCAATACAGTTTGCCGGTGCAGTTGGCGTAAGCGGATTGTCAGTTGGTGTTGTATATTATGTTGCTGAAGTATTAAGTTTAACCGACTTTACAATTTCTACAACCGTAAATGGTAGCGTATTAGATTTAGCAGATCAAGTGATAGTGTCATCAGGGTTAACATGTACTGTTGCACAAGTAGTCAATACAGCAACACTAACAGTAAACTATCCAGGAATAAGACAAGTTACAAGTACAACTGCTAATGTATTAACAAATACAGGATATTTCACAGTACCAACAAGCGTTGTAGGTACAGGTGGCACACAAGGCATGTATGTTGGTGTACCAGTATTCTTTACAGGCAATGTGTTTGGTGGAATAATACCAAACCAAACATATTATGTTAACACAATTTTAGACAATCAAAACTTTACATTATCATCAACTACAGAATTGCTGACACTTGAAGTAAAATCTACAAGTTCAAGTACTAATTATGTTACACTAGGTACTACAGTAGGATTGAAAGTAAATGATCCTATCGTTATAAACAATTTAACAATTAATGATGAATCAGTAACAAGTTTTGGTAACATTTTACCAAACGTCATTTACTATGTCAATGAAATAATTGATGGATTCAACATAACAATTTCAACTGATTATAACGGTAGTGTATTTGTGTTAGGTGATGTAACCGAAGCAGATGATACATACGCGACATTAATTAATCAATCTAATACTATACTATTAACTAGCGGCACTGGCAGTATGACAATGAACATCTCATTACCAGTAAGCCCAGGTCAAGTTAATGGACAATTATTTACATTATATGAAACATCATCACAATATCCTAATATTAGCAATGGAACCATTTCGAATCAATTAGCAGGAACAATTGGTGCTACAATTGGATCATCATTGAATTATGTCGCTATTTCTTCAAGTTCGGGTACAACAAACTTCTATGTAAACATGCCATTACAAGTAGGTGCAAACATTGGTGGATTAACCACTGGCACAACATATTATGTAACCTCAATTGGTACTATATCTGTAATAGTTACCGCTACAGCATCAAGTACAAATCGTTTAACTACAAGTAGCACATCATCATTATTTGTCAATATGCCAATTGTGTTCACAGGAACATCTTTAGGTGGTATAAGTATTGGTCAAACATATTTTGTAAAATCAATTGTAGATTCTACACACTTTACTATTAGTGCAACAAAAGGCGGAGCTACATTTGTATTAACTACAGATAACGGATCAATGACTGGTACAGGCGAACCATACGTAACAGTATCAACATCTTCAGGTGGCAGTGCTGTATCATTAACAAGTGTATCAGGTCCTGTAACATTTGAACAAGTTCCTACATCTAGTGCTAGCTTTACAATGAGTTATTTGGCAGGTGGTTATAATGCAATTATAGTAAACAATGGTTCTGGATTTGCATTAACTAATACAATTACTATTAGTGGAACAGAAGTAGGCGGTCTAAGTCCTGCAAATGATGTAACTCTTACCGTCAATTCAATTGATAGCAATGGTGCAATATTAAGTGTTATTGTTTCAGGAACAACTCCTGCAGGCACACAACAACAATATTATCTAAGAGTTACTGGAACAAACACATTTGAAGTTTACAGTAACCCATTAATGACAGTTCCTGTAAGTGGGCTAGACTTTAACTATAAAGGATTTACAACTGGTACAGTAACTAATACAACTACTGGTTCTAATTTATTAACAATATCAAACGCATCAGATTTTGCTATTAACGATCCTGTAATCTTTACTGGCAACGTTCCAAGTAATATTCCAAACATTACAGCCGGTGTAACTTATTATGTATTGACAATTCCTTCTTCAACAACAATGACAATTAGTACGTCACCAGGAGGTTCAGCAGTTACATTACCTACTGAAGCTGTAAACTTTACAATAGCAACTTATGGATCATTTGCGTTCTTACCTGAACCATTCTACTTCAATCAAAGTATTGTAAGATTTAACAATCAGCTTTACATTTGTATTGTAAGTAACAATGACAGTGAATTTATATATGGTAAATGGCAATTATTAGATTCAAGTGACAATAGAATTAACGCATTAGATAGAATTGTTGGTTATTATCAACCAACTGTTGATATGCCAGGAATAAGTTATTATCAACAAACATCATTACAAACAAGTACACCTAGTATTGATTTATCACAATTAGTAAGTGGTATTACATATCCAAACAGCACATATCTTGGTAATCCATTCCAACCAAGTCAGCAATTACCAATTACTGTAGAATTACAAGATGAACCTTTCTACCCATCTGATATTAATTTAAATGGCGTAGTATACAACGGTCTAACTTATATCGCAACTGCAAACATTTCTACTGGCGCAGCAACTGTTACAAACTTAACAGATAACACATGGTTTGTTAAAGACTTAACTACATCACAATCTGGGTTAACTTCTATTAACTACAACAATGGTTTATACATAGTTACCTCAACCAACAGTGCAACTCCAATTCTAAGAAGTTTAGATGCAGTAACTTGGTCATCATTAGGTTATTACACAGCTAACAATACTACTTCATTGAATTTAGCAGGATTAGAGTTATATAATTCAACATATGGTAATGGGGTATATGTTGCTGTAGGTAGTAGCATTATTACAAGTATCGATGGTATTAACTGGAAAGAAACTTATACATTCTCAGGTACATTGACAAATATATTATATGGTGTAACATATGTTAATATCCCCGCGTTTAAAGGATTTGTAGCAGTAGGTCAAGGACAACGCTATGATGTATCAACAGGATTCAGAGAAATTGTAGCAACTGACATTATATTGATTAGTTATGATGGTACAAACTGGACACAAGTTAACCCATTCAGTAATTCATTAAATCAACCAACATCAATTACTTACAGCGGCTTATATGGTGTAGATGCGTCAACATCTACAATTGTAGCAGTAGGACAAAATGGTGCAATTTACACTAGCGTTAATGGTAGTACTTGGTTTGGTATAACTGAAACTAATGTATTCGGCGCTACAAATAATAATTTAAACGTTGGTAGCACTATAGGATTAACATTAAATCAACCAATTAGATTTAGTGCTAGCTTCAATGTTATCTCAGCAGGAACTACATATTACGTAAAGAGTATTGTAAACTCCTCTCAAATAACAATCAGCATAACATCAGGTGGCAGTGTATTAACACTGAATACAAACAGTCCAACAACATTAACTATGTTGTACGCATATCCTCAAACATCAGATTTGAATACTGTAAGATATTTAAATGGTAACTTTGTAGCGATTGGCGCAAACGGATTAATAAGAACAAGCACAGATGGCATTAACTGGACAACACAAACATCAGGCACAACTGAGAATCTTGATGATGTAACATATCATGCAGGTACATATACAATTGTAGGTTACAATAATACAATATTACAATCTACAAACTTGACAAGTTGGACTGATACAGCAACATTTACTGTAGCACCGGCAGTCTATGACGTTCAAGGTTCTGCATTTACCGATGGCTTTGGTCCAGAAGAATTAGTACCGGGTGTTGTATCTGACAATCTATCAATGATTGTAAACACACTTCCAGGAACAAATTGGAATCCTGCTGAGTATGCACACAATGGGTACAACGTAGTTTCATTAGAGTTGTCACCTACATCAGTATCTCAAACAGTTTATAGTTTTGATAATGCTGTTCAAACTCCAGCACAAATTGCAGTTTATACAATTAGTTATACCACAAACTTATGTACAGCGATCTATAATGATATAGGATATACAGTAGATTGGATTAACAACACTATAACATTAACAACTCCGTTGTCATATTCACCGTCTGACAAATTAAGAATAGATGTATATGAAGTTGGTAATGGATTTGAATTAGTTAAATCAAACACAAAAGTCAATCCTATTGTTAATAATTTTAATTCAGGATTTGATGAAATAGAATTAGATTGCAACTATAGTGGTACAATTACCAATGGTAATGGCGTAGTACGTCCTGGAACACAACCTATTCAAACTGATGCTGTAGCAACAGTAAGTTCTACAAACTCAATTATAGTTACAGATGCATCAAAATTTGTATTAAACGGCTCAGTATTCTTCGAAGGTACAACATTTGGTAACATCGTTGAAAATCAAGAGTATTATGTAAAATCTATTAGTCAAGTATCAGACAGTATTACAGTTTCCGCATCACTTATCAATGGTGTAGCAGGTGCTACAGTTGTGTTAACCGATGCCGTTGGTAGTATGACTTGCATTATTGAATCGGGCAATGGTGTATTCTGGAGCCCACCAATCGTATTACATAACGGTACAAAACTAGTTCCAGGCACAATAAACTTTGCAACTGCAACATCATCAGCTACAAATCAAATATTATGTAACTCTACAAGTGGATTAGTTGCGAACACACCAATTACATTTAGCAATACAATGTTTGGTGGCATTACTCCGTTAACAACATATTATATCAAACAAATTGTTGACTTTAACAATTTTACAATTTCTACAACACCAAATGGTCAAACAGTACAATTAACTGACGCAGTAGGTGGAGCTTCATTTATAACCAGCGATTATGCAGTTGCGTTAGCTGCTAACGGTATTTCAGCTAAATTAGTATTTGCTGCTCCTTATGACACTAGTGTAGATTACTTGACTTATACATTATTTGGTGAAACACAACCTGTACAATATGGATACACACTTCCAGAAACTCAAGTGTATATTGGCAACGGAGCGCAATCATCATTTACATTATCTAACTATATAGGTGAAGCTAACCCAACTAATGCTATTGTAGAAGTAAATGGGTTAAGACAAACATCATCACAATATGCAATTGATGATATTGCTAAAACAATCGTATTCACTACCCCTCCTGCTAATGGAGAGACAGTTGCTGTAACATCATATAACTTAACAGACAATCAATATTTAAACACACAATATGGTATTAGTGGTTCAACACTTTCACAATCTGTAACAGTTGTTGTTTCTGCCACAACACATACTGTAGTTTCTTATGATGAAGGTGGTACAACTGGATATAGCACCGATCTTTACGATGAATTATTGAATTACTTAACACTCGACACTGGATATACAACATCAGAATTCACAGTAGGACAAGTGATTGTATTCTCTAGCCCAGTAATAGGTGGCTTAGTTGCAGGTGCAAGTTATTACATAACACAAATAATAAATTCTACTGATTTTGTAATATCAACAGAAGCAGGTGGCTCACCAGTAACAGTAACAACTGATAGTGGATTGATGACAGGTACAATTAACGGTATTACAGTAGCCGACATTATCAGTATTAATAATACAATAACAGCACCAACTGTTACAACTGCAACAGCTACAGCTTCAACAGGTAACTTAATTACATGTAGTTCAACTTCAGGATTTGTTGCTGGTCAACCTGTACAATTCTCATCTACAATTATTCCAGTAACATCTATGAGTAACGGTGATACCTATCAAATTATAAGTATTGGTACAACTGACTTTACTGCATTAGGTGCTGCATCAAACACAGTAGGCATAACATTTATATATAATGGTTCTGCTGCTTCAGGTACAGGTACTGTATTGTTAGCAACATTTGGTAATATTGACTTGTTAGGTGAAACATACTTTGTAAAAACTATCGCATCTGGAACAACATTTACCATTGCAGATGAAAACGGAAACACAATTGGTTTAAGTAATGCTTCTGGTGATGTAGTAGTTACAGAAGGCGGTAACACTTCAGTTACAATAACAACTGGTATACCTCATGGTTTACAAACTAACGTTATTGTAAGAATTGATGGTACTACAGGTTCGACTCAACTTAATAATAACACATATTATGCTAAGGTAATTTCTACAACACAATTTGCTATCTATACACAACCATATAGTCCTGCATATAACGCAACAAATTATCCAGTCACTAACATTTCTTCATACACTGGTGGTGGTTATGTTTGGAGAGATGGACTATTCACAATTATTGATACAGTGGCAACAGCTACAGCAACAGATGGTAAAATTACTGCTGGTTCTGCATTAGGATTAATTGTAGGTACCCCAGTTTACTTTACAGAAACAGGAGTAACATTAGGTTCAACATTATTAGGTGGCTTAATTGCAGGTCAAGAATATTATGTAAGCGAAATTTTAAGTGAAACTGAGTTCTATGTTTCTGCAACTCAATTTGGTAGTAATTTAGCATTAACAAGTGGCACAGGATCAATAAATGTAACACAATGGCAACAAACTAATGTTGACAGATTATGGGTGACTGTAAATGGCTATCGCTTGCCAAGTAGTTCATTACGTATTAATCCAGGCAATGATGTAAGCATATTGACAACTATTGTGCCAGGTGATGAAGTAATTATAACAAGTATGATGCCTTCAGCAACACCAAATCAAATGACTTACTACATGAACGTAAATCAAGTACAAGTACCAACTGTATACAACGCTAATATGGCAAAAACTTGGTTGACACGTGCATTAGGTGACCTTGACACAACAATTTACGTAAATGATGTAACTCAAATTACAGAAACAATCGTACAAAATGTCACAGCTCCTAGTGCTGTAAATGGTATTATCAATATTGGGTTAACTGTAGACAAACGCACATTAACTAATGTATCAGTTTACAACAATACTACTGGTCAAACTTTACCAAGTAGTGATTATTATGTACAAGTTATTGACTTGGCACCAACATTAGAGATAACAGCAGGTGTAAGCACCGGTGACTCATTGACAATTATTTCATTACAGGGTAATTTGATTTATGTCAACGGCGAACAAATTATGTTTGGATCGGTAAACTTCACTGATAATACAATCAGTCAATTAACTCGTGGAGCTAACGGAACAGGAACGCAAACATTTATCCCTGCATTTACACAAGTGTTAGGATTATTGTCTACAAATCAATTGTCAAACATTTATTATAACGTAACTTGGAATCCAATTCCAGGAATTTATAATACAACTGAGGGCGATCCTTTACAGCTAGCACAGACTGCTCCTGCTAATTTCTTAAATACGGGGCAATAAGTAATGATAAATAATTCTATGAAATCAGATAATTCAAAAAATATTAATTCTAAGGTATCCACACCCCAGAAAAAGCCCAATGAGTTGGGAACTTTGCAATTTTCTTCCCACGTAAAAATTACTGATCCTAACACTAAAGAAGTGTTGGTTGATAAGAGGGCCGATTAAATGATTAATTTAGCTTATAAAGTTGAAGGATTTTTAAAGATTTATGACCCAAACAATGGGGAAATCTTTGTAGATAAGAAAAATGCCATTAACTATGAGAATATGTCCATAGCAATAGCTAATACACTTAGCGCACGTGGTTATGGTGAGATTTATGAAATGGCGTTTGGTAACGGTGCTGCATCAGTAGATAGCACAGGGGTAATTACATACTTGCCACCAAACGTAACTGGTCAAAATGTTGCGTTATACAATCAGACTTATTCAAAGATTGTAGACGATAACAGTGTGTTTAACCTAGACCCTACACGTAATAATATGACAGTATATCATACTTCAGGTAACGTTTATACTGACATTTTAGTTCAATGTTTGTTGGATTACGGCGAACCTGCTGGTCAAAATGCGTTTGATAACAGCACACAAACCGATTCCATATATGTTTTTGATGAATTGGGATTATTGTCTAATAATGGCACAGATAGCAATGGTAACGTAATTACCAGCTTATTGACACACGTGGTATTTCACCCTGTACAAAAATCATTAAATAGACAAATACAGATAGATTATACAGTTAGAATACAAGCCCTAACTAACTTGATTACAACTTAAGATAAATAAGAAAGCGGAGCTATTGAAACTATGTCATATACAATACTTTTAACTAATGGTACAGTACTTACAACCATTCCAGACGGTACCATTAATACAACCAGTACATCATTAGGCTTGCCCGGTAGAAACTATGCAGGTTACGGACAACCCGTAGATGAAAACTTTGTATGGCTAACTGAAAATTTTGCTAACGCTACTCCCCCTGCTCATCCACTAGCAGGTCAACTTTGGTTTAATACAAATACAAACACGCTTCTTGTATGCCCCGCACAAGGTACCACAAATGCTAATGCATGGTTGTCATTGGCACAATCAGGTAGCTCAGGTACAACAACATTCGGTAATGTTACTGTTTCAGGAAACATCACAGCAGGTAATGCAAATATTACAAACACAATTACAGCAAATCTTATTTCTGTAAACTTTGCAACTATCGCATCTAACGCTAATATTGGCAATGCAAATATCACTTCTGCTAATATTGGTACATTAACAACACAAGTTATTACTGCAGGTTCACAATCAACATCAGGTACATTAACTGGTGTTTGGACAGCAAATGGCTCAGGAACTGCAAACGGTACTGCAGGTACAAGTATGTGGGTCACAGGCGGCAACTTGTTAATTCAAGGTGGTGGCAATATTGGTATTAGAACAGATTATTACTACTATGCAAATGGTAATCCAATTAGCTTTGCTGGTACATATAGTAACTCAAACGTTCAAGCATATCTTCCAACTTATTCAGGTAATGTTGGTCTATCAGGTGGTGCAGCAGTGTTCAATGGTTCAACATTATCAACTGGCGCCAATACTAACTCTGGTACAATTACAGGAAACTGGTCACTAAGTGCAGGTTCAAGATTGAATGCTACATACGCTGACTTGGCGGAACGTTTTGCTGCGGACGATGTGTATGCTCCAGGTACTGTTGTTCAATTGGGCGGTAAAGCAGAAATCACAGCAGTTCAATACGAATTAAGTGAAGATGTATTTGGTGTTATTAGTAACACTGCTGCTTACTTAATGAACGCAGGTGCAGGTGATGACAATACTCACCCACCAGTAGCTGTTACCGGTCGTGTAGAAGTTAAAGTTACAGGAAAAGTAAATAAAGGTGATCGTTTAGTAAGTGCAGGCGAAGGCATAGCACGCGCAGCTAAATCAGGCGAAGCTACAGCATTCAATACAATTGGACGAGCATTAGCAGACAAACTTACAGATGACGTTGGCACAGTAGAAGCCATCGTTATGATTAGATAATAGGGTTATAAAATGACATACGCACAAGGTAGTACAATATTAGCAGCAGACTATAACGGATTAGTGGGAACCAACCCCAACACTACATCAGGTACACTTAATACAGTATGGTCAACAGGTGGAACTAGCGCAGGATATGGTCAAACAGCAGTTTCTCAAGTAAGCGTAGGTGCAACAGTAGCAGCTACGAATTGGGCAAACTTAATTAACAACACAGCTAACGCAGCTACACACCAAGGTACATCAATTACTGCTGTAACTGCTCCATCAACAGGTAATACTATTACATATAACTCAGCTATCCCAACTAACTTAACAACAATTTATAACAGTAGATTGAACGCTGCATCACAAGGATCAACAACTAGTAATACAGCAACATTTGGTAGCACATGGAGCAGTGCGTTAACATTTACATTTACTGCTACATTTGCTAACGGCGACGCAGCACGTTACTTCTTTAACTCAGGTGGACAGTTAGCAATGACTGTTTCACACCCAACTGGTACAGGTATTAACTTATTGTTAAACAACTTAGCAAGTAACGTTGGTACAGTTGTTATGTCAGCACCTACTTCAGGTACAGTAACAATTAGTAGCACAAGCTATTCAGGTATTACAAAAGTAGGCGGTGGCGGTAATGCTCCTAGCCCATACTTAACAAACAACGGTTACTTCGCACTAACAACAAGTAACGCAAACGTTTTCCAACAATCAGCAAGCACAGGCCCAAGTGGTTACTTAAGCACAAACATTAAGTTTTTGGTAAAGAGTAACGGTACACAAGGCTCTAACGGAGACGCAGGTAGCATTATTACAATCTACTGTTTATGGACAGAAATCCCAACTGGGTTAACAGCAAGTAGTGGCACTGCTACAACATTAACAGCAAGACCTCCTGAATCAACAAATATATCAAATACTTGGGGCGCAATTACATTAGCTGGATCAGTAACTGGTTCATAATTTTTGTTATGATGAATAAATAAGTGTGAGTCGCGGGACTGCAATCCCCACTCACTCTAATGCTAAGAAGGAGCATCAGCATGAATATTTATTCATCACGCACACCCGGTCACGTATTCCGAAAGATATATGAAGATTACTTTGGTCATATTCCAAAAGACAGCGACGGTCGGTCTTATGACATTCATCATATAGACGGAGATCATTCTAATAATCATCCATCTAATCTAAAAGCAGTTACTATTCAAGAGCATTATGATATTCATTATGCTCAAGGAGATTATTATGCCTGTTACCTTATGGCTATACAGCGCATGAATAAAAGCCCGGAAGAAATTTCAAAATTATCTAAAGCAGTGCAACTTGATAGAGTAAAGAACGGCTCACATCCATGGCAGCGCCGACCTGACGGAACAAGTCAAGCAACTGACAAGGTAATATCCGGAACACATCATTTCTTAAAAAGAGCAGACGGGACAAGTCTAGCATTAGACCGAGCAAAGAACGGAACTAGTCCATTCCTAGGCGCATCAGTTAATCAAAAAATGCTAAGTGCCGGCAAACATTCTTCACAAGTTATAAAAACTTGTCCGCACTGCGATAAAACAGTGAGTGCTGGTCCGTTTGCCAAATATCACGGGGATAAATGCAAAAAAAAGACAACATGAATGTCCTGGCTAAATAGAAGTAGGAGTACACATGGATACTAAAACTTTAATTACCGAAGCCAAGGCTAGATTTAATCATAACTCAGCCAAATCATATCTCAAAGAAAAATATAATAATAAACTTCTTGTTGCCGAACAAGGAGGACTTTGGAGAGCAGACAGTAATACTATTAATCTTTTAACTTTATTTACAACAGATAAAGTAATACTAATCGACACCTTTGATAACCCAGTAGAAGTAGATCGTGTTGAACTTTTAACTAGATTAAAAGATGTTTATACTGATGTTATGTCACAATGGCTTACAGAATGGAAAGAATTAGAGGCTAAAAGATGAGCCGAGGCGCAATACTATTTGCCTTCAATTCGCCTGCTTATAATTATTACGACATGGCAGTTTATACTGCTAGACGTATTAATCACTTTTTGGATTTACCGGTTACAATTGTAACTGATAAAGATTCTGTACCTAAAGACCCTGATTATAAATTTGATAAAGTAATACAAGTTACACCTGATAAAAACAATATTAGAGATTTTGGTGTTTGGATTAATAAGGGTAGATATCAAGCATATGAATTAAGTCCTTATGACGAAACACTACTATTAGACGTTGACTACATGGTAAACAGTAATAAAACATTAAAAGCATTTGATGTTACAGAAGATTTTTGTTGTCATGATACTACTAACTTTTTGATGCATCCTAATGCTGCCCAAGAAATGCTTAGTGTTTATAGCTATAATACACTTTGGGCAACAGTAATTGCTTTTAGAAAAACTAAACGTGCAAAACAGATTTTTGAATGTTTAGAAATGGTTCAAAAGAATTATGAACATTATGGTAATATACATAACTTTGTGGGTGGTGTGTATCGCAACGATTATGCATTAACATTGGCATTGCGTATTGTTAATGGACATACAATATTACCGGGTGATATTATTCCATGGAATTTAGTACACGTTGGTAAAAATACAAGAGTATACTCGGATTCTAGTGAAAAATTTAATACTGAGTATACTGTAATGTTTGACAACTGGCAACGTGCTAAAGTTCGTAAAGAATATATTACGATAAAAGATATGGACTTTCACGTAATGAATAAAGCTAATTTTGTGGAGATCATAAATGAAACTAATGGATAAAGGTTTTGTAATACTAGCACAGAATACAAAGAGTACAAGCTATACAGACTGTGCAGAAAAATTAGCAATGAGTATCAAACAAGTCATGCCTGATGCTAGCGTAGCTATCATAACAAACAACAGATGTGATTGGTCTGTGTTTGATTATGAGATTGAATTGCCTCACGGTGATCTTGCTCCAGATAGTGATTGGAAACTTATTAATGATTGGCAAGTTTATGAAGCAAGTCCATATGAATATACTATTAAATTAGAAGCAGATATGTATTTGCCTAAGTCTATTGAGTATTGGTGGGATATATTATATGAAAGAGATATAGTAGTGTCAACTACTATTAGAGATTTTAAACAAAACATTTCAGATGCCAGAACATATCGTAAATTTATTGATGATAATAAATTACCAGATTGTTATAATGCTATTACATACTTTAAAAAATCTGATATGGCAAAACAATTTTTTGAGATAGTTAAAAATGTATTTGAAAATTGGAAAGAATGGAAAGCTAGCTTAAAATGTAACCCAGACGAAGAGGTCACGACTGATTGGGCATATGCTATTGCGTGCCATGTATTAGGTGTAGAAAACACAACATTACCTCAATTTAAAGAAATGAGCATGATACATATGAAACAATGGGTAAATGGATTACCAACTGAAAACTGGACAGATATTTTAGCTTATGAGATTTTACCACATACATTGCGAGTAAATACTTATCCACAACAATATCCCTTTCATTATCATATAAAATCATTTGCTGACAAATTAGGAGTATAATATGGAACAAGAAAATAATGACACTGTTATACTATACGAAGCTCCAAAAATTATTCCTCCCGAATTTAGACTATATTATGATGACAAAGGCAAAGTAATATGTTATACTTGTGAGAAGTTAGAAGGTAACTATATTGTAATTGATGCACAGACTTTTGCTATTGGTAGACCTGACGTTAGGGTAGTCAACGGTAAATTATCAACTGTAGCATCGCATTTAGTTATTTCTAAACTACAACCGCACGACTCAGAGGGAATAGATTGTCACGTTGAAGATATGAGCATTATTGTAGAACCAAACGTAGACGTAGAAACTCAAAAATGGAACTTAATTACAAATGAGTACTGATAATATTATTGACGTAGCCGATTTGGATTGCATATATCTAAGTTATGACGAACCACAAAAAGAAGAATTTTGGCTTAAGATCAAAAACATAGTGCCTTGGGCAAAACGTGTTGATGGTGTCAAGGGCAGTGATGCCGCACACAAAGCCGCAGGTGAAGCAAGTGATACAGAACGTTTTATTCTTATCGATGGCGATAATATGCCTAATGAAGAATTCTTTAATATACAATTAGATTTTACAGATAAAGATCCTTCATTTAAACAAGCACAGTTTCGTTGGAAGGCAGTTAACGCTATTAACGGACTACGTTATGGAAACGGCGGAATGAGTAGTTGGACAAAGACTTATGTTGCTAATATGAAAACACACGAAAATCAAACTGAAGGCGATGTTTCACGTATTGCTGACTTTTGTTTAGATAGCAAAGATAATTTGTATTGGGCTATGCATGATTGTTATAGCACAACATACCCTAATTATACATCATTTCAAGCATGGCGTGCAGGTTTTCGTGAAGGTGTCAAAATGTGTTTAGTTCGCGGTGCAGTACCAACAGTAGACGAATTCAAAGAATCAGTTGCCAGTCGCAATCTAAACAACCTTACAATTTGGCATAATGTAGGTGCAGATGTTGAAAATGGCATGTGGGCAATATATGGTGCTAGATTAGGCACATATCTAACAATGCTCACAGACTGGAACGCACACAATGTTCAATGGTTTGATAACTATATACAATTGTGGAAAGAATATGGTGACATGGACCCAGCACACAAAATAGATGATATCGGTGAAATACTTAAAGACAAATTGGGATTGCCGATCTGTACACTTAGCCCAGAACAAAGTAAGTTTTTTAAACGTCATTACAATGCAGATAAACATAACTTAGGTCCGTTAGTAACTGAAATGGATGTTATTCGCAGGATTGAAGGCTGGTAATGAGCGGAGAATACGATCAATCAGCAAGAGATATGCGCGACCGTTTAAATAAGGTCAGCCCCTCTATGTGTTTGGCTAAATGGACACAAGTAAGTTTACATTTACCAAGTGGATTAACACAAAGCTGTTATCATCCGCCCACTCATAAAATTCCATTAGAAGAATTAACAGATAATCCATCAGCATTACATAATACAAAATTTAAAATGTATGAACGCAAACAGATGCTAGAAGGCACACGTCCTGAAGGATGTAGTTATTGTTGGAAAATTGAAGATGCTGAGGGCAATCATTTAAGTGATCGTCATTATCGTAGTAGCGAATGGTGGGCTGCTCCTACATTTGATGAAGTTACTAACAATAGTTTTGATTATGACGTTACACCGAGATATGTAGAAGTAAATTTTAATCAAGCCTGTAATTTTAAATGTATGTATTGTAGTCCGCATTTAAGTACTACTTGGCAAGATGAGATTGAAAAACATGGTCCATATAAACTTTCTAATATGGAGCACAATCATATTGAATCATTAGAAAAGCGCGGCATGATGCCATTAAAAGTTTCTACAAAAGATAATCCTTATCTACAGGCATTTTGGCAATGGTGGCCTAATGTTTATTATGACTTGCGCGTTTTCCGTATGACAGGTGGTGAACCATTAATGGACGTTAATACTTTTAAAGTATTAGATTATGTCTATGAACACCCACATAAAGAATTAGAACTTAGCATTACTAGTAATATGTGCCCACCCGATCAAAAACTATTTGATAAGTTTATTGAAAAGGTCAAACGTTTAGACAATGTACAGTATTCAACAGAATGTTATGTACCTGATCCAAAAGACGGCACGCCTTGGCAAACATGGCAAAACTATATTATTGGCAGTGACATGAAAAAATATCACAACAGTTCATTGCCTAGCATTGAACGTAGTGAAATTAAACAAACATTTCCTAAAGTTGGGCAATGTTTAGAAACTGACGATAATAGTTTTACTTACATATATAATTATAATGACAAGGCTTACAAGCACTTTATGTTGTTTGTAAGTTTAGATGGATTTGGTGAGCAAGCTGAATACATGCGTACTGGATTAGATTTTGATCGTTTATTACAAAATGTTCGCACATTCTTACGTGAAACTAAATTAACTAGTGTGAGTTTTATTAATACATTTAATATTATGAGCATACCTAGTTTAAAGAAGTTTATGGAAATGATTCTTGAACTACGTAAAGAATTTGGTGGACGCGCACAAGCAAATGATAAACCCTTTCAACGTATTTGGTTTGATATCCCATTATTACGTTACCCACCTTGGTTTAGTGTACAAAATGCAGGTGAGTGGGGTATTAAATACGTAGAACGTGTGTTAAAGTATATGGAGGAAAACGTACAAGGTGACGATTATCTTGAGACTTTTGAGGGATTTAAGCCTTATGAAATTCTTAAATTAAAACGTGATCTTGCTATAATGAAACAAGAATTACCAGTAGATCAGCAACTTACTAATAAAATGAATTTTTATTTGTTTATTAAAGAGTATGATCGTAGACGTGGTACTAAATTTAATGATACATTCCCCGAAATGCAACAGTATTACAAAGAATGTATGAACATTGCAATTAAACAGTGAGAAATATATGGCTAGAAAACCCGGCGAAGGATTTAAAGATTACAAGATAAGAGTTATTGATCCCATTAGTGAAACTTTTTGTGGAGCTAAATGGTACAATGCTACGATTTGGTTAGGACATGGACAAACTGCTAGTTGTCACCATCCACCTGGACATTATATTGATGCAAGTGAATTAGAAGCAAATCCAAGTGCTATTCACAATACTCAACACAAAAAGCTTATGCGCAAGTATATGCAAGAAGGTGATCGTCCTAATGAATGTGAATACTGTTGGAAAGTAGAAGATATTGGTCGTGAAAATATCAGTGATCGTGTTTATAAAACTGAAATCTTTCGTGATTCTGATCTTATAGCAGCAGCTAAGATGCCTTGGGAAGCTAACGTAATGTTAAGAACATTAGAGATTAGCTTTGACCGTACTTGTAACTTTGCTTGTAGTTATTGTAATCCTGCATTCTCAACTACATGGGTAAAAGATATTAAGAAGTTCGGCCCTTATAGAAATATTCAAAGCGATGGTCGTGGTCACTTTGTTGATACCGCACCATGGGCTAAGGGTTATGACAATGATGATGAAAATCCTTATATACGTGCTTTTTGGCGTTGGTGGGAAGAAGGTCTACAAGACAACTTAGAAGAAATACGCATTACAGGTGGAGAACCATTAATGGCTGCTGGCGTTTGGAAACTATTTAATTGGTTTAAAGAAAATCCAGATAAAGCCAAACGTTTGCGCTATGCTATGAATAGCAATTTAGTGCCTAAAAAAGCATTAATGGATAAACTTATCGAAATGAGTCACTATGTACCAGACTTTGAAATTTACACTAGTCAGGAAGCATTAGGCATACAAGCTGATTATATTCGTGACGGTATGATTTATGATCAATGGAAACAAAACATTCATCGTATTATCAATGAAGGTAATTTAAAAGCATTGCATATTATGATGACTATTAATGGTTTGTGTTTAGCAAGCATTACAGAGTTCATGGATGAAATGATTGAGATTAAACGCAAATATGGCGCACGTTATCCTACAATGACATTAAATCTATTGCGTTTCCCTAGCTTTCAAAGTCCAGCTATTCTTCCCGAACATATTAAAACTATGTATAAAGAAAAGATTGAGAAATGGCTTAATAATGTAGTTGCACGTAATGAAAAAGATAAACATGGCGTACAATTGTTTACTGACATGGAAATCGCACACGTACAACGTTTAGTTGATTATCTTGACGTTATTAAAACCCCACATCGTAATACAAGCGAACAACCTCAATTATGGAATGATTTTAAAAATTTCTACTTGCAATATGATGTTCGCCGTGGTAAAGACTTTCGTAAAACTTTCCCACAAGAATATGTAGAATGGTTAGATAGCATTGATGTTCCTGTTCCTACAGAACAAGAAATTCTTACATCAAACTATCGTGACGAAGTTAATACCATTGCTGAACTTGGCGGAGATCCTGCTACAACTGAGTCAGGATATGTAAGTGATGAAGTAGCACATGGTTGGAATACTAAGAAAGATGAGTTAGGAATCAATGAGTAAGCGAATTATACCAATTTGGGAACATGGTAGTCCTGCAGAAAATAATCCTAATCCTGTATTTTGTACAGCGCCTTGGACTCATACATATATTAGCCCTCAAGGTGAACGAAGATTGTGCTGCGCTAGCAGAGAACAACATAGTTTCCAAAAACAGTATATTGATAGTAGCAACGATGAAAAGTACGGTAAGGTAACTGAAAGTAAAACAGAAGCAGACGATTTTAATCCAGTAAGTTTAAAGGAACACTGGAACAGTGAATATATGCGTGACATACGTGTTAAATTAATGCGCGGCGAACGTATTCCACAATGTGATGTCTGTAACGATGATATACTTAGTGTAAGTAACTACCGTCGTTGGTTTACTGGTAATTTGTTTATTGATAAAATTGATGAATGTTTTGACAAAACCGATGATACAGGGTATACTACAATGGAACCTATATCATTTGATTATCGTTATAGCAATCTTTGTAACTTTAAATGCAGAATGTGCGGTGAGCAATTAAGCAGTAGTTGGGAAGCTGAAAAGAAACAACATAATATGTGGTCACCTAAATGGCAACCATTTATGATTCCTGAAGTTAAAGCTAAAATGCAAAAATTTCAAGTTGAAGTAGTTGAACCTGAATTTCGTGATGCTATTAGTCGCGGCATAGTTGAAGAATGCTATTGGGTAGGTGGCGAACCATTGATGTATGAAATACATTGGTGGGCATTAGAAGAAATGGTTAAGAATGGCAGCGCTAAAAATTGTTACTTGCGTTATAACAGTAATCTAAGTCGTACAAAATACTTTGGTAAAAACTTGTATGAGTACTTACCACTATTTAAAGATTGGCTAATGTGTGCTAGTATAGATGGCACAGGAGAAATAGTTGAATTTATACGCAAGGGTATTGTTTGGGAGCAATGGTTAAATAACTTTAAAGAAGGATTAACATTGCCCGGTGGACAAGACAGAATGCTATTAGATTTAACTATAACGGGTCCTGGCATGTTTAGTCTTAAAGATTTGTTTGATTTAAGTATAGAATTAGATGTTAAGATAGAAACTAAAATTATGTTTGCATTTCATCCTGATATTGTGTTTAGTCCATTTGCTTGGCCACGTAACGTATTAGATCGACATATTGATCAATTGTTAGAATACATGGAACCAAGGTCAACACGTAAACAGTACACATTAGTAAATACTTTAAAAGAGATGAAGAACAGACCAACGTTTGCAGAACAATGGCCTGATATACATAATGAACAATTTAAAAATGGTAGACACTATCAAACGCAATTAAACGCTATTCGTAAAGATAAAGTAAACATTGAGACAATTTATAGCCTTGATCCAGAATTATTAGCTTGGTGGAAAAGAGAAATACCATGAAATTTAATGTAGTTTTTACACAAGGAAAAGCGGATTTTTTTACATCAAATGTTGCGTATACACGTAACTTTATGGATATTAAAGATAATCCTAATAATACAAAATTAACTTATAGTTTTAATGATTTACCATTAACTAAAAAGTTTTTAAATTTGTGGCCTGAGTATAGAAAACAGCAGGCTGAAAACTTTAAAGAAAAAGACGGTACAGACATTTTAGATTATAGATATAACTACTATACAAATGTTAGTGAAACATCATTACTACAAGCCAAAAAAGAAATGAATGAAACACTAACTGAATTAAGAACATATGGTTATACAATTGATGACAATCTATTTCTTAATAATGATGTGTATGAACCAGAACATGATAAACTAAATGAACTACATTTTGTTTTTGAAAAAGAGTTAATCAAGTTAGAATTTGATGACAGTGTAGGTTCAAATTATCAACGATTGTATGAATTGTTTGAAAAAGTCAATAACGTAGTTCACTTTATTGAGTTAACTCCGCAACGTGATAAATGGGATAGCATAACTAAAATAAGCAATTTAAACATGGCTATTCGCACTAATAGCAAAGCCAAATACTATGAATTACAAGATATAGATTACGCTGATTTTGGACAACCACTTGGTGGTGATTTAGTAGCTGATTTTAGTACAGTAGGTAAAGATTTGTTTGTTTGCTCATGCACCAATGACATGGAATTGGTACGTAGAGGAGAAGTAAAGCAGCAACGTTTTTTAACTGATTATGTATTTTTAATGTTTAATAACTTCACACTTGATCCAATAATGAAATCTAGACATTATAAATGGTGCCAAGATAATAAAGTTGATCAATATCTTGATTATAATCAACCTAGATATAATCCAGGAAGACATATTTTAGGGAAAAACGATCAAGGTATTATTACAGGTAAAGATTTTTACGACTATGTTATTTCACGTACTCCTGCATTGTTAGGATGTTACTTGAGCGAAGATGATGGAACTCCAATTTATTAAGAGATAAAATTATGAAACTTAAAGCAGTATTCGGCCCAGGCGAAAATGATTATCATACAACAAACGCAGTGAAAGGGCATTCAGTAACTGAATTATTAAATATGTCACCAACTCAAACGTTGACTTATACATTAAATAACTTTCCGCTTACTAAAAAGTTCGTGTCACAATTCTTACGATTGCGTAATTCTTTTGACATTTCTAAAATGATCTTTCATACAAATTATTATCCTTCAGTTACCCCTGAGTTATTGGCACAAGCACGTGTGGCTATGAATAATACAATCAACCGTCTTAACCAATTAGGTATTCCAATGGATACTGCATTGCATTTAAACTTAACTGACGTAATGGATCCAGAGTTAAACAAATTAAACGAATTGCATTTTAGATTTGAAAAAGAGGCAATTGATTTAAAATCTGATCCAAACGATCCAAACGGCGATCCTGTTTATGTTGAAAAATATTTTTTATTAGAGAAAGTAAACAACCTTGTGCACTTTATTGAACGCACACCTAAAGTACCAGAAGAATGGGCTAATGTTGAACGTGATAGCGTGTTTAACATGTCTGTGCGTAATAACACTATTGAATTTAATAGTACTAACTATACACAATTAGAACCAATTGATTATCTAAACTTTAGCTTACCCTGCGGTGGAGATTTGGTTGCTGACTTTAGTACAGTAGGCAAAGATTTAAATTCTTGTTTTTGTACTAACGATTTAGAATTAGTTCGCAGGGGCGAGGTTAAACCACAAACAATATTAACAGATTATATATTCATGCATTTTGATAATACCAAACGTGCAGATATGTATGATGGAAGACGATCATTTTATCATTGGATAGAACAAAATAATTTAGGTAATTATATTGATACAACAGATGCTATGTATACTCCGGGAAGACATATTTTAGGTTCTATTGATGGCCAAATAATTACTGGTAAAGATTTTTATGAAAAAATTATTTCTACAACTCCAGTGTTTTTAGGATACTATATAACAAATGATGACGGGACATTAATTCATGACTGATAAAATCTGCGTATTGCCCTTTACTCATTTGGCTACACATCCACATGGTGGCGCAACACTTTGTTGTATTAGCGATCATACCCATGCAGCTAGTAACGCACGTACTAATGATAAAATATTAAGTCTTAATAAAGATAGTATTGAAAGTGTGATGAACAGTGATTTCTATAAGAAAACTCGCTGTGAGATGCGTGATGGTATTGAACCCAATGCATGTAAGCGTTGCTATGACGAAGAACGTGCAGGTATTAAATCTAAGAGGTTAGAAGAAAATGAAAGATATTTACAAGATAGCAGAGTTATCATCGATAGCATGTTACCCGATGGAACTGTCAATGTTGATTTTCGTTTTATTGAACTCAGACTTGGCAACATCTGCAATTTACGCTGCCGCACTTGTAATCCTGTTAGCAGCAGTAAATGGATCGCTGAATATAAAAAATTACAAAAAGACCTAAACTTTGTTACAGATTATAGTAACATTGAAAAAGGAGAATGGTTCGAACAAGATAAGTTTTGGGATGAATTGTTAGAAAAGAGCAATGGTCTTAAACGCATTTATGTCAATGGTGGCGAACCTACCATGGTTAAAAAGCATTTTCGATATTTGGAAATGTTAATTAAACGAGGCTTGCACCATCAAGTAGACTTATGGTATAATATTAATCTTACACAAGTACCTGAAGAATTAGTTAATCTTTGGAGTCAATTTAAAAGTATTAGTGTTAGTGCCAGTATTGATGATTTAGACAAACGCAATAGTTATATACGCTCAGGCAGCGATTGGAATACAACATTAAATAACTTAAAGAAGTTACAAGGTTATGATTTTATTGACTTAAGTATCGTACAAACTATTAGTACCTACAGTGCATTATATCTCCCAGAATTTTATGACTTTTTTAAAAATCAAATGGGGTTGCACGTACACTTGAATTGGTGTTATGATCCTAGTTATCTAAGCCCATGGACGTTGCCCGAAAATATAAAAAAACAAATAATTATAGATTGTAGTAAAGTTATGCAACCTTGGGATCTACATAACATAGAGCAAACTCTTAGTAAGCCCAGTGATAGTGTTGCAGTTGAAAGATTTTTACAATATACACAATGGTTAGATAATAGTCGTGATGAAAAGTTTGCAGAAGTATTTCCAGAATTAAATAAATTATTAAAGGAGTAAAATTATGACTGAAGCCTTGCCCTACATCTCAGAACACTTAAACTGGTCTGCTTATAGATTGAAAAAAACCTATAATAAAGATCAACTTGAAAAATTGTATGACCAAACAAATACTGCTATCCTTAAACAATGGGATTATCTACATTATATGTTAGCAACTGATGAAAATAGGGTTTTTGAAACAGCAAAGTTAACAAGTCTTAATATATTATCAGGCAATATTCGTCAAGCAATTGCTTCTGAAAACTTACATATGGGCATTGCTGACCTTATCAATAAGTTTGAAGAATTAGAACAAAAAAACAATTGCTTGCGTGTAAGATTTTATGATTGGCTTGCTAGTGTTTTTGAAAATTGGGCAAAGAGTTTAAAAGAACGCTCATTTAGAATTACAACACCCTGCGCAATTAAACTGCCTCCACCTAAAGAAGAACTAGATTGGTACCAGGTTATTAAGAAAAAACACAATAGAAAAGATAAACTTACAAACTTACAATACACTAATGGACAAAAAACAAGTTAGTGATAGCAAACATTTTTGTGTTCTGCCTTGGATACATATGCACGTATGGCCCAATGGTAAAACGTTTCCTTGTTGTTTGACACCCTATGAAAATGATATAGGTGATGCAAATATAGGGTTAAAAAAGGTCTGGAATAGCGAAAAGATGCGAGAGTTGCGTCTTAATATGCTTAATGATAAACCCAGTGTAGGCTGTACACGTTGTTATGAACACGAAAGCACAGGATATGAAAGTTTGCGTGTTAATGCTAATAGAGATTATAATCATTGGTTTGATTATGCGTTAAACAACACTAACAATGATGGTTCAGTAGATGAAATGCGTTTAGTTTATCTAGACCTAAGATTTAGTAATCTTTGTAATTTAAGTTGTCGCACTTGCGGTCCAGAATTAAGTAGTAGTTGGTATGAAGATGGTATAGAATTAGGTAATATAACTAAAGATACCCCTAAGTTTCAAAGATTACGTAGCACAGTTGACGATTTATGGAGTGAATTAGAACCTAATTTACAACACGTAGAAGGTATATATTTTGCAGGTGGCGAACCTTTAATGATGGAAGAACACTATCGCATTTTAAATTATCTAATTGACAATAATAAGCTTGATGTAACTATCAATTATAATACTAACTTTACCACATTAAAATACAAAGATCAAGACGTAATTCAATTATGGAAACAATTTAAACGCCCAATACGTATTGGTGCTAGCATTGATGGAATGTTTGAACAAGGCGAGTATATTAGAAATGGATTTAAATGGGAACGTTTTGTTGATAATTTCAAACGATTGAAAAGTGAAATGCCAAACGTTGACATTTATATTAGTTGTACACTAAGTGTTTTTAATGCGTTACATATGCCTAAATTTCATATGTATATGGTAGATCAGGGGTTAATTAAACCCGGTGATTGGGATGTAAATGTGTTACAACACCCAGAACATTATAGATTTCAGATATTGCCGCAACATATTAAAGATCAATTTCTACAGCAATATGAGTCAATGGTATCTTGGTTAGAAAAACAACTAGGTGCAAATCGTGCAGTTAATGGATATCGTAGTGCTATTGGTTATATGAAACAACAAGACTTACACGAACAACAATGGGATAAGTTTATTAATTTAACTAACACCCTAGACAAACTACGTGAACAAGACTTTTATAAAACATTTCCAGAGTACAAACTATGAATTCAGAACAAGCTAAACAAATATTAAAAGATAAAAACTTGCCAGAAAATTTCTGCGTATTGCCTTTTTTAGGTTTAGAATGTAAAACCACAGGTGAAGCTAGTGTTTGTTGTGTACAACAAGAATCAGCAAAAGATATTAACGGAAAACCGTTTAACTTTAAAGATGTTAATATTGTTGATGTGTTTACTAGTAAATGGATGCAAAATATACGCAAAGACTTTTTAAACAATGAACAAGTTAAAAGTTGTTATAATTGCTGGGACGAAGAACGTGCAGGATTAACCAGCAAACGTCTACGTGAAGTTATTCGTTTTCAAGATCGTATGCCAGACGTGATCAACAATCCAGAGATTCATTATTTAGATTTAAAGTTTGGCAACATCTGTAATCTTAAATGTCGTATTTGCACCAGCTTTGCTAGTAGTAAATGGGCTGACGATGAAGTACGCAGTGGCATTGGCAATCAACATCATGCTGATCGTATGATTGAAATGGGAAAGTGGCCCAAGGATAATAATGCATTTTGGGACAATCTTTATTCAATCTCAGACAAAGTTGATACTCTTGAGTTATTTGGTGGCGAACCAATGTTACTTAAAGAACACGCACTATACTTGAACAAATTAGTAGAGATTGGTGGCACAGAAAACAAACTGTTAAGTTATAATACCAATGGCACACAAGATTTGTCACGTTATTATAATGCTTGGAGTAAGTTTAAAAAGGTACAGGTGTTCTTTAGCATAGACGGGGTAGGTGAACGTTTCACATATTTACGTCATCCTGCACCTTGGAATCAAGTCAATAAAAATATAAATGACCTATTAGAACATGGACCAAAGAACATTGAAGTAGCTTTTTTCTGTAGCGTCAGTGCATTTAATATTTGGTATTTAGAAGAAGTAGCAGATTGGGCTGCACAATATTCCAACTGTTACCTACATTGGAACATGGTCTATGCACCAGAACATTATTCTGCTAAATGTTTGCCTTCAGGTGTTAAAACAAAGATACGAGAACATTTGATGCACAGCAAATATAGTGATCAGTTTGAAAACATTATTAAATACATTGAAGATCAAGACAACAGTGATCACTTTCAACAATTTCTAATCTGGACATCTAAAATAGATCAAGTCAGGGAAGAAAATTTTGCTACAACCTTTCCCGAATATGCGAGAATTATACATGAACATCAAAGATAGTAAGACCTTTTGCCCGTATCCTTGGATACATATAATGACACAACCTACTGGTACTGCCAGCTGGTGTTGTGTTGCACGTGACAATTTTAAAAATGATGACGGCACAATGTTTGATCTTAACCGTGGGCATAATATTGCTGATACTTGGAACAGTAATCACATGCGCAAGATTCGTCAACAGATGCTTGACGGAGAAACTGTAAAGGGTTGTGAACATTGTTATGATTTAGAAAATATGGGTTTTCCTAGTTATCGAATTAATTATATACGTGACTGGTTTGAATACAGTGGTCATGGAGAATCAATTATGCAACGCATTGAACGTAGCATAAAAAATGACTATCGTGTAGAAGAAGCACCTTTGTACTTAGATTTTCGTTTAGGAAATCTATGTAATCTTAAATGTCGTATGTGCCAACCGCAAAATAGCAGTCAAATACAAAAAGAATATAAAAGTATTGAATTAGAAAATCAAAATGACGGTAATTTTATTAAACAAAACTTTACATGGGGTCAGTTTGTAGACAACTTAACACCATGGCAAGATGACCCTAGATTCTTACAACAAGTTAGTGAATGGTTGCCTAGCGTAGTTAAGTTATACTTTACAGGTGGTGAACCTACATTGATTGAACGTGTATATTGGATTATGGAAAAATGTGTTGAATTGGGAATAGCACAAAATATTGAATTGGTATTCAATAGCAATATGACTAATATTAAACCACGTTTTATTAATTTAGTAGAAAAATTTAAAAGTGTATTGATGTGTATCAGTGTAGACGCATATGGTTCATTAAATGAATATATCAGAGGTACAAGTCATTGGAACACAGTTGACAAAAACGTAAGATTGTATTGTGAAAGTAAAGTAGTTGGTAATTTGTTGTTCTCACCTGTTATTCAAGTATATAACATCTTAAACATCACTGAATTACTTGATTACGCAGAAAGTTTAGAATTAGAATATGGTCGAGAAATTCACGTTACATTCTTAATTAATGATTATCCTCGTAGTTTAGACTTTCGTATTTTACCCGATAGTGTAAGAATCAAAGCTATTGATAAATTAGAAGCATGGATTCCTACTAGTAAAGTGTTAACTAAACGTGAAAACAATATGCAGGCTATACAAGCCACAATCAATGCATTAAAAGAAAACCGTCATGACGATTGGGAAGAACAATTAAAGATATTTCACAGATATACCGATTTGTTAGATTTAAAACGTAAGCAAAGTATGAGTGAATCTATCCCTGAACTACATGAATTGTTATATAAAGGTAATGTCTAATGAATACAGCATATATCTTTGGCTGCAGCCACAGCATGGGTAGTGAAATAGAAGCCCCAGGTATAGGGAGTTGCACTCCGTATAACTTAGAAAACAGTTTTACTAGTCAATTAGCAAGAATGCTTGGCTATACTCCTGTAAATAAAGGATTTCCTGGGGGGAGCAACGATTACATTTATAGAATGATACACGAAGTAAACGCAACACCCAATGATTTAATTATTGCTGTATGGACTGGAACTGAACGTATTGAAATTTATGATGAAATATTAGAAGAATGGCTACAGTTTAGTAAAGGTATGGACTTAAGTGCATCAAAGTATACTAAAACACATCAGGCTTTTTATGATTTGTTTGCAAGATTAATGGCTGATAAGTTAGGTATACGCGGGCAATTAAACAAAGTCAAGAACATTATTGCAGGAAACACGTTAGCAAAGCTTAAAAATATTCCTATTGTTAATTTAGATGCTTTTATGCCAATGAATTTTCCAGGGAAAGAATCATTGAATTGGTTATTTCCAGAAACTTCATATTGGGAATGGGCTGAACGTAACAATTATAGTCATACAAGTTGGTATCATTATAGGTTAGATGCACATACAGATTTTGCTAAACTTGCATATAAAGAAATTCTAGATAAAAACTTATTAAAATGACACCGTTAAAAAATTATTGGGCAGAGTTTATTAAACTTAACGATGCCTTAATCATAGATAGAAATCTTGCTAGTAGATTTCAAGCTATACCAGAAGCTCATCCGGGCAATGATAGAAACTATGACAACTATTTTTGGTTAGACGGATGGAGTAGTGATGGACATTGGTCAGTATTGTCTGATTTGCTCAACAATCGTGATCAAGTTAAATACCCAACAGATTTAAAGTCAGGTACAACATTATTTTTCAATACAACAGAAGGGTATTGCACAGACGAGATTTTCAAAGCAATACACGCAACTATTGATTTTTGTAAACTAGATGCCAGCAAATGTTATTATTTTAACTGTGCGACAAACGTACAAGATATATACACAGAATTTTGTGACAATAATAACATAACCAATAGATTAGCTAAATGCTACGAGAACAATTGTTATAATAATTATAATCATAGTGTTTATCGTGACCCAACCATACCTGTAAAAGAATTAGCATATGAAGATAAAAAACTATATTGTTGTTTTAACTGGAATGCTTGGCATCATAGATTAGCAATTATCGCTGCATTGAATTATTATGATTTGATCGATCAAGGTTATGTTACAAGTCCAGGTATTGATAAGTTTAAATATAATCCTGAACAAGATTTTCAATTGTTAGTTAGAGGTAGTCAATCATATTTGATTGGGCAACCTGAATTACCAGACATATTAGATCGATTAAACAATTTAAGAAACAAATATCCGTTGATACTTGATGACAGAACTACGTTTAATCGTAATACAGACTTTCCGTTATATGATTTAGTATATAAAGCGCCGGGTTATGAAGCTAGGATTAACTCATTAATAGAGTTAGTAACAGAAACACGCTTCAACAAAGAACAGTTTTTCAGTGAAAAATCGTTTTGGTCAATTAAATTAGGGAAACCCTTTATACAATTAAACGCAGTACATTCATTAAAAGGTCTACGTAGCCTAGGATATAAAACATTTAGTCCTTATATTAATGAAGACTACGATGATGAAATTGATAATGGTCGCAGAGTGTTAATGATCGCGCAAGAATTGTCACGACTACAAACTTTAAGAATGGAAAAGCCTGCACAATTCAAAGAAATCTATGAACAGATGCAGGCTATTGCAAAATACAATCAAGAAAGATTTTTAGCCAACGCTTTGTAATTTTTCAAAAGACCAATTGTTTAACCAAGTTCCTTCGTTTTTAACAATATCATCAGCAGTTACTTCATATGGACCATGTAAGTGTGGGAACACACAACATGGAACTTGCGGATGTCTGTTACCTATTCTTACAATTTTACCTGTTGCTTTATTGCGTTTCCATTCAATGCCAAAATGACAATTTTCGTCTAATTTTTTATTAGGGTTAACAGCAACAGTATCCCAATCCCACCACTCTTGAACCCAAGCAGGTTGACAGATGCGGTTAATACTTACTGGCTTATCTGAACTTACAACACCCATGCCGCGTTTTTTACCGATATCTTCTATTTCACCGTTTTTATTTAAAAAGCCCTTGTCCCAATCGGGAATTAATTCACCTACTACATCAGGATATGTTTTAGCTATCCACATAACTTCAGCAGGCCAGTCATCATAAATCTCATCTGCTGGAATACCAAAACGTCCAGAACCTTGTGGGTCAGCTCCTGTGAATTTTTTATCAGGTCCAAACTTGTGGAAAGTACTTACTAGTTCACCATCTACAAATTTATTAATAGTTTGTCCACCGTCTGGGGTTTCGTATCGTAAACCTGGTACTACATCTACTGATGCAATTTTAGTATTAACATTATACTGCCAATCAAGTATCATAAATAAACTCCCGTCTAATAAAGTATTTATAACACCTATAAAACAACCAATAAATACCTAATATAAGGACAATACCATGCAAATCATTAAGCATTTAAAAAATAACTTTGGTAATTTTCAAGAATTGAATAATAAATTTGTTGGAACTCCACCATTCCCGATGATAGTTTTAGACAACTTTTTACCTGAAGATTTTGCATTAAAATTAGCTAATGAATGCGAAACTATACCTGATCAGTATTGGACAGAGTTTACACGCAAAGGCAGCTACATGAAAGAATGTAAAAAAGTAGAACATGCACCAGTTGCGTATGAATTTGTAAATCAAATGCACAGTGCATTGGGTATGGAATGGATTTGCAATGTTACAGGAATAAAAGATTTAATTCCTGATCCTTATTTAACAGGTGCTGGTTATAGTCGTAGCTTTACAGGTGATAGTTTAAAAATGCACACTGACTTTAACTGGAATGAACAAATTAAAGTGCATAGAATGCTTAGTTTTATTATCTACTTAAATCCTAATTGGAAAGAAGAATGGGGAGGAGCATTAGACTTCAACGACTTTAATAATGAAAAACGAATTCAACGTATACCACCATTGTTCAATCGTGCAATTATATGGCGTTATCATAAACGTGGCTTTCATGGTTATCCTGATCCATTAACTTGTCCTGAAGGCATGAGTAGAAATACTTTTAGATTATTTTATTATTATAGTGATGCTCAACATAAAACCGATGATCGCCCTCATCGCAGTTTATATTGGTTTGATAAAGAATTAGGAGAACCATATGATATCCCAACTCATAAGTAAAGGATATAACATTAACGATCCTTGGGATTGTGTAACAATATTTGAAAACAAATTAGCAGAATATGCAGGATCAAAGTATGCTGTATGTGTAGATAGTTGCAGTAGTGCGTTATTCTTGTGTATGAAATATTTAAACATTACCGATCAAGTTATCACACTCCCAAAACATACATATGCCAGCGTACCTATGCAATGCATTCATGCTGGAAATAAAATACGATTTGTAGATCAAGATTGGTCAGGATACTACAATTTGGGCAACACGCACATTATCGATGGAGCTGTTTGCTTTAATAAAGGCATGTATGTTCAAGATTCATATTTTTGTGTGAGTTTTCATCATAGAAAAACATTGAAAATAGGTCGCGGTGGTGTTATACTAACTAATAACATTAACTTTGTAAATTGGTGTAGACCTATGATTTACGATGGACGTCATAAAGAAGTTATGCACGATGTTGATAATTATGAATGTATTGGTTATCATATGTATATGACTCCTGAAGAAGCAGTTAAAGGTTTATTGTTGTTAGAAGATATAGCCGATGACAATCCAGTAACAGGTAGTAGTAAAACTTACAAAGATTTATCTAAGCAACCAGTATTTGAGCCATATTTAGCCTAATGAATGTGTACTTTTTTCAATGCCAAGAAGACTTTAACGGCAATATGTATTTGCCTTATAGTTCAGGAATACTTTGGACATATGTAAGTCAACATAAAGATATTACAGATAATTATAAACTAATTGATATCTATTTTGAAAAAATTGATCCAAATTTATATATTGAAAAAATTGTAGACCCCGACGTTGCATTATTCAGTAATTATGGTTGGAACACAACATATCATTTAACTATTGCTAAATTAATTAAAGAAAAATACCCTAATTGTAAAATTATAATAGGCGGTCCTAATGCTCAACAAGATCAAACTTATTTACAAGAGCATAGTTATGTAGATATAAGTGTTTGGGGGGAAGGCGAACAAACTCTTTTAGAACTGTTACGTGCATTACTTAATAACACAGATTTATCTACAGTTAATGGATTAGCCTATATACAAAACAACACATATACACTTACACCTACACGTGAACGATTAAAAGATGTTAACGTGATACCAAGTCCTTATTTAACTGGACTGTTTGATAGTTTTTATGAAAGATATGATTATAACTTTATGCCTGTTTGGGAAACTAACAGAGGATGTCCTTATAGTTGCACATTCTGTGATTTAGGCGCAGATTATTATAGTAAAGTTTATCAGTTTAGTGATGAAAGGTTATTTGCTGAAATTGATTATTTCACTAAAAAGAAAACCGAATACATCGAAGTTGCTGATGCTAATTTTGGCATTATCAAACGAGATTTAGAATTGGTAAAATATATAAGACAGCAACATCTATCTACTGGATACCCAGAAAAGATTAGTGCTACTTGGGCAAAAAGCAGCCCCGATCGTATATTTGAAATGAGTAAAATATTAGATAGTATGAATAGGGGCGGTGTAACATTAGCGTTACAAAGCAGCAATAAAGCTACCTTAATGAACATTAAACGAATTAATATTGCAAATGATAAATTAGCAGAAATCAGTAAACGATATGCCGACAATAATATGCAAACTTATCACGACTTTATTGTTGGGTTACCAGGTGAAACTCTACAGAGTTGGACTGAGGGATTATTAAATGTGTTAGACATTAATCCTGAGGGTTGGATATTTGGGCATCCTCTAGAGGCATACAAGAATACTGAGTTTAGTGATATAGATTATATTCAAAAGCATGGACTAAAATTTGCTTATACACCTCAAGTAAGTTTTTTTGCTAAACGAAATAAGAATATTCCTATTGAGTACGGTAATTATGTAATGGCAACTAACACACTGACTACTGAAGAATATTTGGAATGTTTTTTATTTAAATGGTTTTTAATTAGTAGTCATAGCTTAGGCTGGACTAATCTTTTAAGCAAATCATCAGGTATGAAACTTAGTAGCTTTTACATATTGTTATATGAGTATATGAAAAATAATGATTGTTTAATGCGTGATCAATATTACGCAACCAAAAATGCATTAGAAAATACAATAACCAACAATGATTTTTGGGGCAGACAAATGTTTGGTGACGATGATATATATTGGGATTACGATAGTGCGTCTTGTATAGTATATCAACAAAACAGAAATCAGTTTTTTGCTGACCTGCAAAAATTTATTAAAAAATGTCTACTTGACCTTAATATAAATATCGTAGACGAAATCGATAAGCAAATCGTTAAACCTAATATAGAATTTAAACAATTTTGTATAAACACTTACTGGTACGGGAGAAGAAAGAAAGCATGGAAATGTTAAGTAAAGTTAATTCAAATACGGAATGGGGTACACTAAAAGAAGTTATTCTAGGTAATGCAGAGTTCGCTAGAGTTCCTGTGACCAAATATAAAGATATTCACTGTGTAGACTATGCAAACTATGACATGGTTAATAAATTACCTGGAGGTAGTTATCCTTCACAGGTAATAGAAGAAACCAAAGAAGACTTAAATTTATTTCAAACTCAATTAGAAAGTGTTGGAGTAAAAGTATTGCGACCTGATATTGTTAATCATGCCAAATATCATTCTAGCCCAAATTGGACAACTGATGGTTATTACAGCTATTGTCCTAGAGATAGTGTGTTAGTAATAGGTGACATGCTTATTGAAACTCCAATGGTACTTAGATCACGCTTTTTTGAAACATATGCTTATAGAAATATTTTTAAAGAATATTTTAAAGCAGGTAGCAAATGGATTTCAGCTCCTAAACCTGAATTGTTAGATGAGTTATATGACCGTACAGATTTGAGTAAACCTACACTTACAGACTTTGAACCAGCGTTTGATGCTGCTAATGTTGTTAAGTGTGGTAAGGATTTATTTTATCTTGTAAGCAACAGTGGTAACAAAATTGGTGCACAATGGTTGCAAACTATTTTAGGTGACAAGTATACAGTACACATATTAGAAAATATCTATGCTTACGTACACTTAGATACAAGCATTATGCCATTAGCACCAGGTGTAGTATTATTAAATCCTGATCGTGTTAATGAAAATAACTGTCCGGAATACTTTAAATCTTGGAAAAAGATTTATTGTGAAAAACCTGAAGAAACCCCTTACTTAGAAAACTGGGCTCCTGCTAGCCCATGGTTAGGTATGAATGTTTTAAGCATTAGCGACAAATTAGTTGCCGTAGAAAATCGACAAACTAATATCATTAAACAATTAGAAAGTAATGGCTTTGATGTAATGCCAATTCAAATGCGTCATTGTAGAACATTATCAGGTGGTCCTCATTGCGCTACATTAGATACTGTGCGTGACGATGAATATGGAGATTACAAATGATAAGATTTTTTCGTAATATTTGGTACAAAATTAAATTAGAAATTAGCTATCGTAAAAAGCTTAAAGAATTGCGTAAAAGAGATCCTTTTATCTACAAATGATTTACTATGCAAATGGATGCAGCTATACTTGGGGCGGCTCACTATTCAATTTTGATCATTATAACGTATGGTTGCCCGATCAACCTGCTAGCCACCCCTTTAATCAAAAAAGATTAAAAACTGTATATCCATATCATTTAGGTCAATTAATAAATGCTGATGAAGTTATAAATGATAGTTTAGGTGCTGGATCAAACTATCGCATTGTTAGAACAACACTTGACTACTTTCACAATCTGTTATTACAAGACAAAGATATCTCAAATCATTTTGTAACTATTCAATGGACTGAGCCTAGTCGTTATGAATATTACAGTGAAACAAACAAATCATGGGCACTACTTACTCCTGCATCTATGTTATATGAACACAAAGTATCAAATAACAGTCAAGTATTAAATGATCATGAATATTATTACAAAAATTTTAATTCTAATATACAAGACATTAAAACTTACATACAACATGTAACAACATTAGGTAACTTTTTTAAAGTACATAATATTCCATACTTGTTTTTTAAACACACAGGTTGGGATTATATCTATCAGAAAAATCAATTAGAATATACAAAATTATTATCACAGTTTAATTGGTTAAAAGATGATCCATTGGTTTATAATATGTTAGCATCAAACATAGATACAGTTATAGGTTCACACCCCAGTGAGTTAGGACATAAACAATGGGCTGATATCTTGTTTAATGAAATTAAAAGAAAAAACTTATTATGAAACTTGCAAAATTAAATTTGTTAAATTCAAAATCATTAGATGATATTTTATCATACAGCACATCATATCCTAATGAAATAAATTATACAACTGATTTTTTTGGGCACGATGATATTAAATATTCTGATTCTTGGCAGAAAGAACATTTTAATTATAAAATAAACAATTATGGATTTAGGGGAACTGATTTACCCAATAGTACCGATATAGCAGCATTTGGCTGTAGTTTTACTTTTGGTACTGGATTGCCTGAAAAAATGCTATGGCATAGATTATTGTCTGTAGAATTAAATAAAACCTCTGTAAATTTTGGATTGCCTAGTAGGTCTATATCTTCAATGATTGATATGTTTTTAATATTATCACAACATATACAAATAAAAAATGCTGTTTTCTTATTCCCTAGTTTAACCAGATTACAAATAGCAAAAAATCACCCAAATTTAGATATACTTACACATCTTAACATATGCAATGATGTTAATTCGGCTGTAAACAAAGATTTTGGTGTTGATTCGAGTGATATATATCGATCCATACCTTTAGAAGATATGTATAAAATTTGCAAAAACCAAATTTATCTGCTAGACTATATAGCAAGATTGAGGAATATATCCATATACATTAGTTCATGGGAAAATCAAACATATAATTTTTTAAAATTAATGGAGTTAGAGTCTATTGTATTGTTACCTGAGTGGACTTCACAATATGTACCAATAGATGACAAAGCACGAGACAAAAAACATCCTGGACCTCTGCATCATGTTAAATGGATGAATCAAATTAAAGGATTTATTAAATGAATCATATAGGATTAAGTTGCGGATTTCACGATGCAGGTTTAACTGTTATCAGTGCTGACGGCGAAATAAGATTTGCCAGTCACAGTGAGCGTTATAGTAAAGTTAAACACGATAAAGACCTATGTACTGAAATAGTAGAAGATGCATTGAATTATATGCATGGTCCCTATACACTTAATTACTATGAAAAACCCTGGTTAAAACTATATCGTCAATTTCGTGCAGGACAAGATTTAACTTATCCAAGTGCTAAAAAAGTAATAGGCACAAAAGTGTTGGATTGTTTTGATACACAACATGTAAAAACACATAGTCATCACAAATGTCACGCTGCTGCTGGATTCCAAACAAGTCATTTCACTGACGCAACCGTAGTTGTTATTGATGCTATAGGTGAAATGGACACAATTAGTATATGGGACGCACGTTACAATCGTCATGGCATAGCACAGTACAAAAAACTATGGAGTAAAAGTTATCCTGATAGTATAGGTTTATTCTATAGTGCTATGACAAAGCGTGCGGGGCTTAAACCATTAGACGAAGAATATATTCTCATGGGCATGGTTGCTTATGGAAGCAGTACATTAGCAGACATAATGAAGTTTGAAGTATTAGACAGTGCTAAAAACTTTCAATTTAAAAATAATCTACATATAGGCGTAGATGATAATTTCATGTCACATTTAAGTGACATGGATATTGCTGCTTGTACACAAAAGATCACAGAAGATTTAATATGTAATGTTATGAAACTTGCTGTTAAGTTAGGGCGCAGTCGTAACTTAGTATATGGCGGTGGCGTAGCACTTAACTGTCTAGCAAATAGATTGTTAGGTAATTATTTTAACAAGATATGGATTATGCCTAACCCAGGCGATGCTGGCAATAGTTTAGGTGCAGCAGCATTAAGTTATGGTAAAGAAGTAGCATGGCGCGATGCTTTTTTGGGTCATGAAATTAAAGGTCCCTACCCAGTAGATGATATTATAAATGAATTAATTACAAATAAAATGGTAGGTGTTGCTAGTGGACGAGCCGAGTTTGGACCAAGAGCATTGGGCAATCGCAGTTTATTAGCAGACCCACGTGGAACTGAAATTAAAGATAAAGTAAATGAAATTAAACGCAGACAAAAATTTAGACCATTTGCTCCCATTATATTAGAAGAAACGGTGCATAATTATTTTGTTATGCCCCGTCACTGGAATGATAGTAGATACATGCAAGTTGTTGCAGGTTGTAAATATCCAGACTTATATCCTGCTATTGTACACGCTGATAACAGTAGTCGTGTACAAACAGTACCTAACGATGGCAGTGGTATTAGAAAATTGTTAGAACGTTGGTGTGAAATTACAGGTTGCCCTATGCTA